ACAATATGGCCTTGTGGGATCAATTTTTATAAAGTTTTTTCTGATTGGGATGATACTCAAGATAGGATTCTTAAAGTTGGAGAAGTTAGACCTACTATAATTTCTACTCCGACAGAATATTCTAGCGCAACTGGCTTAAGAGCAAAATCGTGGCCTTTAGAAGGATCTGAGAATGGGAAAATTACAGTAGGGCTATGTAGAGGAAGGGGCGATTCTGGAGAAAATAATTATTATGGAAAATCTAATGATGTTCCAACTTTGTCTTTAGATTTGGGACATACTTTAGAATATGATCCAGATGATATGGGGTCTGGATGTGTGTTAGAATCTCATAATCCAATTTGTTCTTATACTTATATTTGGGAAGACAGTCATCCAATTCCATTTGCCTCTTATAATGTTTGGGGATATATTAACGACGCAAGTTATGGAAATATGTCTCCATTTGGATTAGCTTTTGCCTGTTATCAGCCCCAATGGCTAAAGGCTGGAAGAATAGTCGGAAGATCAGGATCTGGCCCATATGACTATTCGATCAGATGTATCCGGATTGAGGGAAATAAAATTAGTTCTGACTTAGTTAGTGTTTCAGGGGTACTCTTACGTTATGAAGTTGGAAGATGGCTCCTTTTATCCAGAAAAGGAAGTGAGACATGGCATATCATTCCAACTTCTCAATCGTATTGGGAAAATGCTGTAGATTGGTTACGAAAAGTTTCTGGGTTTTAAGAAGTTAAAGAGAGGTGTAAAAAAATGAAAATTTCTGCTTTAGAAGCGATTCAAGAACTCCAAGCTGTTTGGCCCTGGTTTCTTATTGAAGATATGATTATATCTGATGAATATTATTGGACCCCCACAAAAAGCGAAGTTTCTACTTTTCTTCAGAGTAAATATTTAGATGAATACCAATATACTGCTGAAATGATGGATTGTGAAGATTTTTCCTTAATTATTAGAGCCTTTATTGTTCAAGAAAGATATAAGGATATGATGGATCATGGGTGGACAGAAGAAGAAAGGCTTCCTTGGGCTTTTGGTCAGGCTGGATTAACAAAATATCAAGGAATAACTTCTAATCATACTCAGAATCTTTGTATAACGAGTGATTCAGGGGTCTTTCTTATAGAGTCTCAAACAAATGAATTCTTTTTCGCAATTGACTCTAATGATACTCCATACTATATAATTCTTTAATTATGCTTTTGGGGAAATAGATATGAGTTTTTTTCAATATGAAGATTTAAGTGTTCTTGCTGGGAATACTGAATATAAAGAAATAATCAGTATTGACAAAATAAATCTCACAGCTAGAGTTAAAGGGATTAAGTTCCCCGTTCCAATTCATTATCATTGTGATGAAGATGCCACTGTTGACAATCAGAAATCCTTTGATGCATCTTACCCAGATGATGACGATATGAAAGGAGCTTCTGCATTTCGGGTTGGAGATATGGTAAGGGTTATGTATAGATTACCTAACAACCAATATCCAATAATTGTAGGATGGGAAGGGGAAGATAAAAAATGTGGTCCGAAATATTTGTTAATTGTGGCAGAGCAAGCTCAATCTACAACAGAAAGAACTCCCTTCTTATGTATTCTTTGGGATCCTGACAATAATAAAGTTCCTGATGATTTAGGAATTAATTTTCCCGTTCCCGTTAATGACCCTATATTAGAAGCTTGTATTGGGAAATTTCCATCTGATCCTATTCCTGAAGAATCTGATATTCAAGAACCAACCGAATTATATACAATAGAAACTGAGGCAAAAGAAACTCTTCTTCCTTTAAGTGATGCTAATTACAATAAGCCTCTTAAATTACTTAAAGATTCTGGGGGTGGAGGAGGAATGGTCACGTGTATTGAGACAGCTCATGATCAAAGAATATATGATGCAGAACTTAAATATTCGCCTTATCACTTAGAAATTACAGATAATTTTGAAGAGGCTTGTACTTATGGATTTCTTACTCCAAATGGTCCTTATGAAACAATTTGGGCGAAATATCCTTTTGAAAGATCTAATCCGATAGAAGGTTTTCCACCATCTTTTTATTCAGAAGGGAAAGTTGATTTAGGTGTTGAAAACATGAAAGCCTTTAAGAATTCTGTAACTCAACCTGGAGGGGGAGGGGCTGAAATTAAAATTCCTGGGTTAGATGTTCCTCCATCTGCGCTTGAAGAAATTAGAGAATATTGGAGAGCGGTTCAATTCAGATGGGAACGAGATATTGACCCAGGGAGCGGGTATATGATTGTGAATAAACTCTGGACAATAAAAATGCCTTTTAACTCTGTTGCTCATTCTACAGACCAAATTATGTTTCGGGATGCATACAGCCATGAATTGGAAGAAACTGATTATGGAAAAGATCTTGGACTTTCCCCGCAGGCATTAGGAGGGAATATTCTCAAAGTGAATGTTGGAGAATTTAAAGGTGGGGATGCTCAAATCAGAGGATCTGGTCATCATTATATTTATCAATCTGAATATTATACGAGAATTCCTGAATCGGAGCAAGCGCAACACGAAGCTGAAAATGAAATGATATCAAGTAGATATTTAGAATATGCCATAACTGATCGCGAGTACACCATTCATCTTCCAGTTGGGATTGTATGGGATATTCCTGTGGTCGAAACTGTTTTTTCTTTTGTCAGTAAAACAACTATTTCAATTGATCCAATAACAAAGGATCCAGACGGAGAACCATTTGGGCCTCTTGCAGGAGAAGGATGTACTTTTGATTCTATCACACATTTTCTTTATAAAGGTCAACTAACTCAAAGAAGTATATTTACTATGATGGATATAAACGAATGGAGAATAAGACCGAATCCTTATTATAATCCTGCTTATCCTTGTGTTAATCGAGAATATGCAGATGTCAATGAACCAACTATATCAAGTGCAATTTCTCACCCTGCATGGAGTGCGGGAGTGATAGAAGATGAAGGGGTTATGTTCCAAATTTATGCTTTTTTCCCCCCTCTGATTACGAATACAGTTTTTAGAAATGGATTAACAGAAGACCAAGAACAAGAAAGAAAAGAAGAACAAGAAAGATATAATTCTTGGCCTATGGATCCAGGACCTCCTGTACTTCCTGATTCAAGTGATGAAGAAGTTTCTCACCCTTATAATTTTGTATGGGCAGCCTGTAATTATTTTAATGGAGAAAGAAATGCGTATGGAGAATCAATAGATTGGGAAACAATAGACCCAAGAGAACAAGAGGAAAATGAAGATTTAACAAATGCAATTAAGCAATTTATTTTAGATATAAGAGGGCACGGAGATTACGATCCTGAGAAATTGATTTTTTTTAAAACTTATGGGACACAAGTCGCAGTGGGGGCTATGCCCCCCTGGGATTATATTTAAAAATAAAAATTCAAGAAATGAGGAGAACATTAGATGAAAAAACATAGCTCTCAGAAACAAGAAGTAGATCTTGACAAAGTTTTAGACTCTATAGCAAATACTGTATTTACAAACCTTCGACTATATGTTGATAAAAAGTTCCAAGAATTAGATTCTTTTTTTAAGACTCTAGATGATACAAAAATCAACATAGCAACTCTTTCCTCTCTTTTATATTCTAAGGGTCTTTTTGAAAAGAGTGAATTCAGAGAAGTCTTTGCTGAAATTAGAGAATCTTTTGGAGTTGTTGATAAAGCTGGAGTAATTAAGGGAGAGGTGACAAGGACTCATTATAATTTTACATAAATTTTAATCCTTCAGACAAACATAGTCAGTGAAAGGAGAATAATCATGAAAGTAGTTCAGTTATTAGAAGATCTAGAAATCCAAATGGGAGGTCGAGCAGAAGAAAAATTAGAAAAGAAGAACTTTTATATAATGTCTGATGAATTTTATAGTAAGCTGAAGACATTAGCAGATTATGCTTTAGGCGTAGAAATTCCTTTCTTAGATATTTACAACCCTTATCAAGGACAAGATCTTAATAATCGAAAAATTCTTTCTATTAGACATGGCGGATTTGGAGACATTCTTTTTCTCTTAACGGGATATTCTGAACTTAAAAGAAAGTATCCTCAAAGTAGTCTTAATCTTGCTATCAGCCCTATGTATTTCCCCACAATAGAGAACAATCCAAATATAGATCAAGTCTTTTCTCTTCCTATTAAGTTAGATGATTGGAATGAATTTCATTATCATTTAATTTTTGAAGGATTAATTGAAAATAATCCAGAGGCTGAGGTTTTAAACGCTTATGATTTATTTATGCAACAAATGAGTCTTAATATAAGAGAAGTTCCTCCTGAAAATAAAATTCCTAAATTATTCTTTAAAGATCAGGAATTTATAGACATAAAAAAAGCATATCCTCAGCTCATTTCTAATAAAAAGAAAGTAGGTATACAGATAGCTTCTTCTTCTCCTATTAGAAATTACCCCCCTCATAAATTTCTTCCAGTAATTGAATATTTAATTTCTAAAGATTACGAAGTTTATTTATTCGGCAGTTCTAATCAGTCTACTCCAATAAATTATTTAGGATCTCAGTTTAAGTCGAACATTTATAAAATAATAGGCCCCCTAAGAGAAGCTCTTGTGATGGCGAAATTAATGGATTATATTATTGCCTGTGATTCTATGTTTATACACGCCGCAGGAGCCCTCAGGATACCCCTGATAGGTCTTTATGGCCCATTCCATAGTAGCTTACGCATGAAATATTTTATGAACGCTATAGGCATAGATGCGAGAACGGCTTGTTCTCCTTGTTTTCAGCATGGTCATTCTCCATGCTCTAAGGGGGATCCATCACCATGTATGAACTTAATTACTTCAGAAATGATTATAGATTCATTAAATGAACTTGAAAATAAATGCGAAGTCGTTAAATAAAAAGTAATATATTTTAGTATAGTTTGTTTATTTTATTTAAAAACATGAGGAGAAGAAAATGGCTAGATTGAGCTGGGATGAATATTTTTTAAATTTAGTATTTGACATAGGCGAAAGGGGAACTTGTAATAGAGGAAGAAGTGGAGCAATTATTGTAAGAGATAATCGAATTTTAACAACCGGCTATGTGGGTTCTCCTCAGGGCTTACCTCACTGTGATGATGTTGGTCACTTAATCCATACAGTTATAGATGAAAAGGGTGAAGAATCAAAACATTGTTGTCGAACAATTCATGCGGAAGAAAATGCAATCTTACAAGCAGCTCAATTTGGAACATCTTTAATGGGGGGTACAATTTACTGTAAAATATTTCCCTGTTTTAGATGTGCGATGAAGATTATTCGGGTAGGAATCATAAGGGTTGTTGCTCTTTATCATTACCAAAGAGAAGATTATTCTGCAAAACTTTTTAAAGAAGCAAATATAGAGTATAATATTATTAATGATCTGTCAATAAACTATCTTGAGGGAGAAAAAAATGAATGAACCTAAAGTTTCTATTATCATTTTACCGTTTGATAATTATGAATTTTTTACAAGAGCCATAGAATCTCTACATGAAAATACAGATTATTCAAATTTTGAAATAATAGCTTCACATAATCCATGTAAAAGTGAAAAAACTAACCAAAAAATAAGAAATGCCTGTAACAGATATTCTGAAGAATGGGGTAATTTTAAATTTATCTTTAATGAGAAGAATCTCTATCACGCTAAAGGTTGCGCGAAAGGGTTTAAAGTTATTGATCCTGAAAGCGAATATGTTCTTCTTGCGAATGACGACATTTTTGTTCCAGGTAATCAATTAAGTTGGCTAAGAAAAATGATTCAATTTATGATAGAAAATAAAAAAGTAGCAACTTTAACTCCTTCTTTATACCATCTTAAAAATACAATTTACTGGATAGGAAGAATGGACAAAAAAGGCACACATGATTTTCTTCATTTACCTATGGGAGATAAAAGACTTCCTACTAAACCTCTAGAAACTTCTTATAATAACTTTTCTTTTTGTTTGATAAGGAGATATCTTTTAGATGAGATTGAATTGGGAGTAGATACGCCTCCACATTATGGAAGTGATAGTGGGTTCGCAGATAGAGTAGGAGAAAGATATCCCGGAATGAAACATTGGGTAATTCCAAACATTAAAATTTACCATGAGAATATTTATTATCTAAGGACTAATAGAGATGATCCAGTAGCAGATGGGTAAAATTGAATTTATCAAGGAGGAAATATGCTTACGGGAAAACAAATTAAGAAGTTAAACTTTTTAAATGAATCAATTAGTAAATGTAAAAAGTGCGAAAGACTTTATCATTTCGGGAAAGCCTATCCATATTTTACCAGGCATTCTAAATATCTTGCTATGGCTGAAGCCCCAGGAGAAATTGAAGTTCAAGATAATTATCAAACCCCTCTTGTAGGAAGAGCAGGAAGGAAACTTTTTTCTGAATTATCTCGACATAAAATTAATCTGAAAAGAAAAGATTTTGTGTTGTTAAATACAGTTCAATGTCGTCCCGTAGAGAATGGGAAAAATGGTAAACCTACAGAAGAAGAAATTGAAAATTGTAGATTTTGGACAGAAAGATATATAGAAGTGTTTGAACCTAAATTAATTCTTGCTTTAGGAAATTATGCTTTAAGATATTTCTTTGATGATGTTGAAGGAATAACACATGAGAGCGGGAATATCCGTATTCTAACGGATAAAAACGCCAATACTATAAAAGTCATGCCATGTCTTCACCCAGCCTCTCTTTTATATTCTACAGAAAACTTTAAACTTTTTCGTTCTACGTTAAAAGCTTTTAAAAAAGAAGCAAGCTTACTAAAGTAAAAATTTTAAGGAGGATAAGAATATGAGCGGCCCCTCTATTGATTGGGAAGATTTAAGAAGAGGATATAATCATATGTTCAAGACAGAACATAGAACAGTTAGAGATATGGTGTTAGAATTATATCAAGATACAAAAAGCTTGAGTAAATCTTCTGAAATATTAGGGGTTTCTAGACCAACTTTTGGAAAGAAAGTAAGAATGTATGGAATTATTATTGAAGGAAAAGGGGGGAAGAATCATAAGGGGGTTATCTGTAGAAAATTTTTAGAGATCTCTGCTGAAAAAATGGCAACGATGACAAAATTAGAAATCATGGAAGCTTGTGGAAATTCAAGTGATACATATACAGGAAAGTTAATTAAAAAACATAACCGATCCTTTAAAAAGGTTTTAAATAATGGGAGGCATTATGGCAAATTTTGATGTGGTTCTCTTTTCAAAGTATTCATTTCACGATTCAATTTTAGGTCCGATAGCTACAGAATTAGAAAAATTAAAAATTAATTTCTGGATGACAGGGAAGCGACATTTAGTTTATGATTTATTTAACGAAAGAGAAAGGAAGTTTTCAATTGTAATAATTGCTGATGAATGGACTAATTTATTTAGAAACCAAGCTGAAATTTTAATAACAATAGGACATTCTCCAGCCAGTAAACATACTACTTTAGATTCTAAGAATTCAGATGCTGATTATATTTATACGTTTAGCCAGTTTTATAAAACTGAATTCCTTAAAAGGGGAGTTAGTCCTAAAAAAGAAATGATCGTTACAGGAAACCCTGCGGCTTCTCGCCTTTTTAGAAAAGAAATTCTCAAAGGTTCTATTTGGGAGACTAAAAATTGTAACCTTGGATTAAAAGTTCTTTTTGCTCCTACTTATAATAAAGATTTGAGTATAATGGATGTGCTAATGGAAGAAGAAAAGAACAATCAATTATTTAAACAAATGCATGATTATCAAATAGCCTTCAAACTTCATCCGGTACTTCACAAAAAGTATCCTGAGCAAGCAGAATTTGTTAAAGAACTTTCTAAGACTTATGGTAATGTTTATTATCATGAAAATTCTAACCATGATATAACTGATGCTATTCTCTGGAGTGATGTTGTTATTGGAGACTGCTCAGGAGCTTTATTTTTATCTATTGCTGGAGAGAAACCTGTAATAGCTTACAATAATCCCGATAGAGTTCGTTCTCCTTATTATGATCAGCATGGCCCTGAATGGATATTTAGAAATGAATATGCTTATCAAATAGAATCTTTAAATGTTCTTAATTTACCTAATCTCATAAGAGGAGTGTTAGAGAACGACTATAAAAAAGAAAAAAGAAAAATAATAGTTAATCTCTTATTTGAGAATCAAAAGGACGCGGAAGTTGTGATCGCTAGGCATATAGTTAGTTTGTTATAAATTTTTAACCGCTAAATAAATTAAACTTTGCTCTGAGGACGCCTAAACGCCATTCTGAGCCACTTCGTTATATAAGTTAATGCCACACGTTAAGGTAAGGGGGTTGCGATTATGTCTGAAGCATCTAAGTGCCGGGAGAGATTAAAGAAATTTTGTATAGGAAACGGCCTTGATATAGGATACGGTGGAGATCCTATAATTCCTACAGCGATAACTTTAGATTTAGAAAAACCATATACAAAAGTAGGAGATCATCCTCAGAATCTTATAGGTGATGGTCGAAATCTTTATTGGTTTAAGGATAATTGTTTAGACTATATTTTCTCATCTCATCTTTTAGAAGATTTTTCAATTGATGAAATGAAATCTACTTTATGGGAATGGATAAGAGTAATTAAACCTGGAGGATTTCTCGTCCTTTATCTTCCAGATGAACAAGCTTACCGAAAATACTGCAAAGAAAATAAAAAGCCTAGAAATTCAAATCACAAGATAGATAAATTCAGTTTAGATTTCGTAAAAATAATATTAGAAGAGGGACCTCCAGTATTTTCATATGGGAATGTTAAAATAGTTTCTAGTGATTCTATATGTGAAGATTATTCTTTTGAGATAGTTCTAATGAAAGAAAAGAAAGGTCTTGAGAAATAGTAAAAAAAGAACGTAGTATATTTAGTTAGTATTTCCGAAAACGAAAGTGGGGGCGGAGATATTACTTTCTTGTTTCTGAGCCTGTTCTTATCAATTGATAAGCGGAGGAGCTCTTAACGGAGTGCGAACAGGTTGGGTTTCTTGTACAGAAAGGAAAAATACTGACTTATGAAAGCTTAGACCTGGGAAATCTAAGTAGTAATTTGTTGGGTTTACTTGGTTTTTTCTTAATCGACGAGGCGAAAAAGAATGATTGAAAGATCGATTAAGAAAAACCTTCTCTCTTACTGAAGAAAAGTATATATATTTTAGTAATATTATATATATTATATATTTTTTCTCCGGGGGGGAGGGGGTTTCTTCACAGAAGGCAAGTATTATATATTTTGTTATTATTCTATTAGAACTATATATATATTAGAATAATTCTTTAATTCTTTAATTCTTTTTGAGTTTCTGAATAAGTCAATAAGGAGAAGCAATATGAAAATAGGTTCTAAATTACAGTTTATTGTTCCAGATTCTTGCCTTTCTGATTGTCCTTACAGGAAGGAACCTTTCTATCAAGGAAATATGTGTTGTAGTTGTCCTGTCTTTAATTGCTCTTCTTTTGGTGATAAAAATTCCCGTCTATTAGAGCCTGAAGAATATAGAGATGATTGGGCGGAAGAATGGGAAAAATTCTTTAGAACAGGAAAAGCTCCCGCTTTAAAAATAGAGATAAAGAATGAGAAATAATTTAGATATAAGAAATTTTCAAAGAATTTTATTTCTCTTAGAGATTAAAGAAGAGAGATTTCTAAATCTTCTAGAATCTTCTTCTCCTCAATTAGCTCTTGAAAGATTAGAAGATCTAAAGAGAACAGCTAGGAAGAAAAGAAGAATCTTAGCTAAGAAATTTCATCCAGATTTAGTAGCAGATAATAAAGAAAAAGAAAGAAGAATAAAGAAGATGAAAGAAGTCAATAATCTTGTAGATATGATTTTAAAGCTTCAAATTCAATTTGAAGTTCCTCGTCCTGCTGTTCATGTTCAAATTCTAAGAACATATGGTTCTTCTGATTCTTCTGATACTTTTAATACTTCTTCTACTACTACTATTTTTGGTGGATTTGGAGAAATCTATTCTGCAATTAATAGATAGCAAAAGTAGCAAGATAAAGAAGCAGTAAGAATAAAGAAAGTAGTAAGAGTAAAGAAAGTAGTAAGAGTAAAGAAAGTAGTAAGAATAGTAAGGTAAGAATAAAGAAAGGAGGTGAGAAAAATGGGAGAGATGGCTATTTTAGGTACAGAAGGCGATACAAAAGTTATTTGGGATCCAGAAAATAAGGATGAGACTGGAGCAGCAGAAGATCAATTTAATTCTTTAATCAAAAAAGGATTTAAAGCTTTTCAAGTCAAGAAAGACGGGAAACAAGGAAGAGAAATTAAAACTTTTAATCCAGAAGCGGGAAAGGTTATTATGACTCCTGCTTTAGTGGGAGGATAAGCTAATGTCTGCTTATTGTACTAATACAGCTTCTTCTTCTGAATATGCATGGAACACTTGGACTACTGGTACTGATTCTCCTTTAGCAAGTGTTGCAGATTATACCTGGGAAACATGGAACGAATCTTGTACTTATGAAGGAACACATTCTTCTCAGGTTTGGGAGGCTTGGGTAGAAGAGGGATCTAGAGATACAACTCCTGTTATATCGAATTCCAATTTTCCACCCTATTTTAATTCTGGTTCGATACTTTCTCAAGAGGAAATAAGAAGAATAAAAGAAGAAGCGAGAAAAGAGAGAGAAAAAGCAAGGATTAAGAGAAAAGAAATAGAGGCTAAGAGAAAAAAAGCTGAGAAAAAAGCTACCGATCTTCTTTTAGATCTTATTGGTTCAGAAGAGCTTGAAATTTATAATAAAACAGGAAGGCTGTTTGTTAGGGGGGAAAAGTATGATTATATCTTAAAGAAAGAAGGGTTTGTTAAAAGAATAGAGAAGAATAAAATAACAGATCTTTGTATTCACCTTAAGAATAAATATACTTACCCAGAAACAGATAATGTAATAGCCTTAAAGCTTTTCTTAGAATCTAATGAAAAAGGATTTAATAAAATGGCGAACGAACATGGTTCTAGAGAAAGACCTGAAAAATTACCTTTAGCGGCTTGTATGTAGAAATAAAGGAAGGTAGAATTAAAGAATATGGGTGAAGAAATAATTACAGAAGTGATTGGAAGTATAACTTTCTTTAGGAAAGGAGAACAAGTTCATTCTAGGTTTGAATTTGCCCGTAAGTTCTTTAAAGACGATAAAGCTATAGCGAATAAAGTTATGGAAGGTCTTCATTATGATTTCTTATATAGAATGAAAGAAGAAGGTCTTGTTCACTTTCAACCTACGAATAGCGGATAAGGAGAAAAGCTCATGGAGAAGGTTTCTTTATCAATTGTTATCCCAACTCATGGTCATTGGTGGGAACTTGATAAGACTATTTTTTCTCTCTCTAAACAATATGGTATTTCATTTAATAAGCTCGAAATAATAATTGTAAACACCAATCCTGAAGATAAAGAAATAGAAGAAGGTTTAAGATCTTATATTTCCCTTAAAGATAATCTTCGTTTAATCCAAGTCTACGATAATAGAGCTAAAACTATTTCAAATGCTACTTTTCCTGTTAATCTTGGGGTAAGGCAATATGCTCAAGGAGAATATCTTCTTCTAGCAGTTGATGCTGCAAGAATTCTAACTCCCGGAGTTCTCGTAAAGGCATCTACTCAATTTAGTAATTGGGGAGATGATATCATTGTAGTTACAACCCCCTATCATTTTCTTAAACATTCTAGTACTCCAGGATTTACAGTGAAAGAATGTAGAGAAGCTTTTGAAAAAACAAGATGGAAAATAGATGTTAATCATTTATTTGCTTATAAAGCTGATACAAACATTTCTTCTTCTGGAATATATAACGAAGCTACCTGGATGTGTTTGAAAAAATCTAATTTTATAAAAGTAGGAGGGCATAATGAGTTTTTTTCAGAATGGAGTTCATATAATTTAGATCTTTTTAGAAGATTAACTAGAAATCCCCCCAAGGATGGGAAACAAATAGTTGGAAAAGTTAATGATCATTGGGGAAAAATTGGGCTAGGATTAAAATTAAAAGTTTTAGAAGGAGAAGCTGATTTTCATCTTCATCATAGTTTAAGCGATTCTGAAAGAAATTTTGGCGTTCTTAAACAATTTAATATTGATGTTTGGAAAGAATATGCTGAAGTGGGAGATTGTATTTGTGCTAATATTTCCAGACCAAACTGGGGATTAAGTAGTGAAGTTGAAGAAATAAAATTTATTTAATCTTATTTAAGGAGGAAATTAAGATGCCCCGACGTGATCAGACAGGGCCTCCGGCTGGAGGCAGGAAAAGAGATGGTAGTGGCGGAGGAAAAGGAAGAAGAACTGGAGGCAAAGGAACAGGAAAACAAACCGGAGGAAAAAGGGGAGCGGGTGGTAAGTAATTATGTTTAAAAAAAAGAAGAAGCAAAAAGAGCTGGAATATTTTCAGAATGTCTTTATTGAATTTAGTAATGGAAAAACTTTGCAAGCTTCTATTCCCGCAATTTTTTTCACCGAAGAAGATCTTGCGGGGGTAGAAATAAAAGATATCAAAGTTACAAAACCAAAAAAAATGCCAGAAGGGACATCCTTTAGTTATATATGAGGAGGAAGATGAGACTAAGTATAATCATTAGAACTTGGAATCGACTTGAATATACAATAAGAACTATTGTTTCTATTAGTGAAAAATCTGGATTAAACCGGAATTCCTACGAAATAATTTGTGTCGACCAGGGAAGTACAGATGGAACAAGTGAGTGGTTAAGATCGGTAGTTGATGATGGATATTATCCAATACGACCTCTTCTTTTTTCTAAGAATGTTGGTGATGGATTAGGAATGGCGGCAGGTATAAAAATTGCCAGAGGAGACTTTGTTGCTCAGCATGACAATGATATTCTACTTTCTACTGGAGCATATTATCGAAAAATGATAGAAATATATGAATCTTTAGAAAAAGATTTTAAGCTTTGTGCTTTAGGAGGAATTCACAAGCAAGGAATTACAGAAGATTCTGCTCCTTTTAGATTTGCTAGAAACAGAGATCCAGAAATTAATTTCTGGAGAATAATTGAAGAAAAGAAAATAGATTTCGTACAAACTGCTTGGTGTACTGGATCTTTTATTTTTAGAAAGTCCTTTGCTGAACTCCAGTTCAATAAGGGAATGTGTAATTCTTTTTGTGGGGAATGGTTCGATAGGGGGTATGAGAATATTCTTTGTAAGAATCTTAAATTTTGGCATATAGATTCTACAAGTAAGGGTGGAGAGTATGTAACTAAACAAGCTAAAAAATTTCCGAATTATTCGTACATTAAAAGGCATTATAAGAATTTTATTTAGGAGAATATTTTGGAATATACAAATTCGGTAACTGTTCTTCTTCCTACTAAAGGAAGATATAAGGTATTATCTGATAGTCTTTATTCTTTATCTGAAACAGAAGGGGTGAAAGATCTTCTTAATGTAATAATTCACGCTGATCAAGATAGAGAGTCATTTTCTATAGCAGAGAAATTTCCGGACAAGCAAAAGTTCAGATCTTATCAGGTGTATTATTCTGCAAAAAGATGTTATCCTGTTAAAGCTTTTATTTCTCTTTATAATATGTGTATTTCTAGATATTTTTGTTTTATGAATGATGAAAATAGTTATGAACCAAATTGGCTAATTAAAGCTCTGGATATATTTAACTTAAGATTTCCAGATGGAGTTGGTCTTTTATCTTTATTTAAAAAAAAGAAAGCTGGCCTCTGTTTAACTACTCAAGAATTTGTAAGATATAATGAAAATGAAATATATAATCCTGCTTATACTCTTTATTATTCTGATGATGAACTTACAACAAGGGCGATTTTATTAGGTCGTTATGCTTGGTTAGAAAATAATGGGGTGTTTCATGATGAAAGAATAACTAAAGCTGTTTCTGCTATTCCTTGGGAAGAAAAGATTAAATTAAAGAAACTTGATAGAGGCATTTTTTATAAGAGATCTGAGAATAATTTTGGTCTTCCTAAGAGTAAGATCTATAAATGGGAAGGCTATAGAGAAGTTAGTTTGCCTCTGAAAGGAGAAGTTAAGTGAAGACAATGTTAGTAACAGGTGGTACAGGTTCTTTCGGGAAATCTCTTATAAAAAGTTATCTTCAGGATAAAAGTCAGCTTAACAAAATAAGAAAAATTATTGTCTATAGTCGAGATGAAAAGAAGCAACAAGATATGAAACTTGAATTTGGGAATCTGCCTATCCAATATATAATAGGAGATATTAGAGACAAACATAGACTTTGTAAAGTTTTTAAAGAAGTAGATTTTATTTTTCATGCGGCGGCTTTAAAGCAAGTTCCTGTGGGGGAAGAGTTTCCTGAAGAAGTTATTTTAACGAATGTTCTCGGAACACAGAATATTATAGAGGCGGCTGAAAAATGCGGAGTAGAAAAGGTCGTTAATCTATCTTCCGATAAAGCTGTAATGCCAGTAAATGCATACGGAATGACGAAAGGGCTTTCAGAAAAACTTGTAGCGGCTCATGAAGGAGATACAATCTGTGTTAGTTTAAGATATGGAAATGTTATAGGTTCACGTGGATCTGTAATTCCTCTCTTTATATCTCAACTTAAAGAAGGGAAGCCTGTAACAATGACTGATCCTAACATGACTAGATTCTTATTAACTTTAAACGAAGCTGTTTTTTTATCTAAACGATGTATTGAAGAGGGGGAGCAAGGTGATTTATTTGTCATTAAATCTCCCGCTTGTACTGTTGGTACTTTAGCAAAGGCAATTTCAATGGGAATAAAGAAGGCATATTCTGAAGATATAATAGGAATTAGACCTGGAGAAAAGATTCATGAAACTCTTCTTACGAGCGAAGAAGTTTTTAAAGGGGAAGAAAAGATGGCTGTAGACGGAATAATCTATGTAAAGGTTTCGACAAAAAAGAAATCTGGAGATTATTCTCTAAGTCTTCCTTTCACTTCAGAAAATACAACACGGTTTAACCAACAAGAAACCTTAGCTCTCTTAAAACGTACAGGTGCGTTATGAAAAGAATAGGAATTACAGGAGCAGAAGGATTTATCGGGAGTCATTTAATCAGGAGGATAGAGAATCCTGTGCTTTTAAGGTATAAAACCCTTGATTATCTTCCAGATGTTAGAGAATTTATAAAGTCTTGTGACAGAATTTATCACTTGGCAGGTAAAAACAGGGAAGTGGCTCCCGGAAAGCTTCTGAAGAATAATCTTCTTTCTACAGCTAATCTTATCTTAGCGATGAATCTTGAAAATAAATTTCCTGAATTAATTTTTGTTTCTTCTACACAAGTAGAGTCGAACCCCACAAGTGAATATGGGATTTCTAAATTTCTAGAAGAAAGTGCAGTAAAAGAAGCTAGGAAATGGTGTATTTACAGAGCTCCGAACGTATATGGTCCTGGATGTAAGCCTTTCTACAATTCTGTTGTTGCTACTTTTTGTCATCAACTTTCTGTTGGAGAAGAACTTACAATTAATGATCCAATGGTTGAAAGAGATTTTATATATATTGATGATTTTGTAAAGGAGCTACTTGTTCCAGAATTTAATAGATATATTCGACCTAGAGGGAAAGTTATGACAATAGGACAGATTGCTTTTCATCTTAAATCTGGGAAGCATAGAAAGCTAGCGAAGACTCTGAAATTTTATCAACGTTTAGAGGAGAATAGACCAAAGGGAAAGGAGGAAAAGTATGAACCCTATCCATAAAAATGCAGAAGGTTCTTTTCAAGAGTTAGCGCATAAGTCAGATGTTGATTTTGGACAGCTCTCTATTTTGGAAATAAATTCTGGATGCATTCGGGGAGGTCATTATCACAAGAGAAAAGTAGAATGGTTTTGTGCTATAAGCGGTTCTTGTATTTTGGAAATTGTTGATGTTAAAACGGACGAAAAGAAAGTTTGTTTTTTAGACAGTAAAGTTAAAGAGTTTGTCAAAGTAATCCCCTACGAATATCACTTTCTGTTTAATCCAGCTTCAAATCTTATTTGTGAAGTGTTAATTATCACCAATGAGGAGTATGATGAAAATGATCCAGACACGTTTAACTATAGAGGAGAATAGACATGGAAACTAAATCAACAAAAAAGAAGGTTTTAAAAAAGTCAACCAAGAAAAAAGTAAAGAAGCCGAGTCCCAGTTCTAAATTTCAAAAAAAAATATTAAAAGATAAGTCTTTAAATTTAAAAGAGACTTCTTCTGAGGGGCCGTTTGCAAAAGATTTAAGTATTTTAATTCCAACAAGAGGAAGATTGGGAGAATTTTCAGCCTGTTTAGATTCTTTAGCGGTTTCTAAAGTTGGAAAAGCTACAGTAATTGTTGTAGTAGATGATGATTCTGATTCGGAAAAAATTGTTTTCGAAAAAGAAAAGCTCTTTAAGAATTTTAAGTCTTTCTTTTCTAGCAAAAGACTCTATTCTGTAGGAACTTATAATCAAGCTCTGCTTGAATGCCAGACAGATCTCTTCTGTTGGGTATCTAATCTTGTTACTTTTCCAGACAAGTATTGGATTGAGCGAATGGTAAGAGAATTTATAGAATTTTTCCCTGACCAAGTAGGGGTTATGTCATTAAGGAATGGTAATGGAGCTGCTTTCGGAATTTCGAGTAAGAAATTTGTAGAGTATAATGGGGGCTGGTTTCATCCTGGATATAAGATTCAATATTGTGATGTTGAATTAACCCATCGAGCAATTTTCTTAGGAAAATATGCGTGGCCTAAAGGGGATCTTATTTATCATAATAGAGAAGCTAAGAGCGAGATTCCTGCTATGGATCCTGGGAAAAGATATGAGATGATTCGTGAAGATAAGAAACTTTATATAGAAAGAAGACTTCGAAAGTTTGATCTTCCTAAAGATAAGATAAAGTTTCCGGGGCACGATTGTTTGAGTTTTATATCTGTAGTCAAATAGATGTAGAGGTAATCCGATATGAAATGTTTAAGGTGTGGTCATATAGGTGATGACCAGGATTTTATAAGTGATTATATTTTTGATGAGGAAGAAGATGATGAAATTCCTATTTATATTTGTCCGAAATGTGAAAATTCAGATGACGAAAGATTTGTGGATGATTAATTTAACCTTTAAATCTTCTATGGTGCAATGATGATAAGATCTTATGGGGCCGGAATAAATTTAGGAAAAGTAATTGTAGAAATGGTAAATTTGATGTATCAAAATAATACTGCGAAAAATTTTTATTCCGGTCTCTTACTTGTCTTATCTGAAGAGTTGAAGAGAAGAGAAATAAAGGTAAAGTTGTATGACTAAGACAGAAATTCTAGGAATAGAAGTTGATGAAACTGAAAGAGAAACTTGGGTTCCTGTTGGTCCGAAATATTATCTTTTACTAAAAAAATGGTGGGATATCTTTCGATTAACAGGAGTAGGTTTAATGATAGGGGCTCAAGATTCTATTTGGAAAACTTCTCATGAGAAACTTAAAGAATTATATCCTGAGATTACAGAAATTTATTCTGTGGATAAAGAAGATTGTAATATTATTTGGGATATTACAGAATCCGTTACTGGATCTTTATTAAATGATCCTGATTGGATTGTATGCCAAGCAACGTTAGAACATATAGATGATCCTATGGGAGCCATGAGGAACATGGTAAGAGTTTTAAAATCTGGAGGGTTGCTTTATCTTCATACTTGTGGCCCTATGGTTGAAGAGCATAAGTACCCTGTAGATTGTTATAGGTTCATGAGAGATTCTTTAATTGCTTTTTCTGAGAAGTTAGATCTTAAGATAGAAGATCTATTATGGACTGAACGTTATTGTTATGCAGTATATAGGAAGAAGTAGTGAGAAAAGATATCTTCATTTTAATAATTGGCTATGGGAGAACGGGAACTTCTTTATGTACTGGACTATTAAATTCTTCTCCTAATCTTAATTTAGGTTATGAATTAAATAATTCTTTTATCTATTCTCCAAAAAAAGAAAAGTTTCTTAATGGAGATAAGATAGGTTCGTTAGAAGATATTCCAATCTTATCTAAAGAATTTAATGGAAATAAAATTGCAATAAATGCAAGCACTTCTTTATTTTTAGTGAAATTATTTATCGAAAAAAAAGTAGGATTTATACATGATCAATTTGATACTCTAAAAATTATTTTTACAGAAAGAGATACAGTTGATACATTAGTTTCTCGAAAGAAAAGGGTGATGGATAAAGGCGTAGATCTTCCTATGAAAGAAATGATAAGAGATTATCTTATGGGAATGTTTATGATTAAAGAGTTAAAGCTTTTCTGTGAACAAAGTTCAATTGATTGGTATGTATTCGATTTTGACGTTTTGTTAGATGGAGATACAATGTTTTTTTCTCAGAGGTTATTTGGTTTTGTTGGGGAAATTTTTAAAGGGAGATATGTTTTAGATTATAAAGGAATTAAAAATTATTCTCATGCTAGAGGAGTAAAGAGAGAAAATGTTTTGTTTGGGCATAAAGAAAAATTCCCAAAATTAAGAGCGGAAATTATTGAAGCTTTAAGTAAGGAAAAAGAGTTCATATAGGAGATTAGAATGGTTGGAAAGGATGCTCCTATGTTCGGGAAACACCATTCAGAGGAAGCTAAGAAGAAGATTGGCGTGGCGAGTCCAGAAAGAAATCGTGGAGAAAAAGTAATTTCGCAAAATTGACCCGGAACCAAGTGGATCAAATAAGAATTCTTTTATATGAAAAAAGGTTAATTCAATTAGAAATTGCGAATATATATGATGTATCAAAATCATGTATTGGATTCATAAATACTGGCCATACTTGGAATTCATAAATCAGTAGTTGATTTTACAAACAATAAAGGGAATTGATCATGGAGAAGAAGAAAATAGTAAAGTTTATTGATTATGTTTTCCAAAAGAAAGAGCAGTTAATTTCTTGTTATGATGATTCAAATTCAATGCGTGGGCTTAGTAGAAATTTTGATTGCGTTGTCTTGGGGAGGTATGGAGATGAAATCTCCCGGTATGAAGTTGAAAAATATGAAGTGGTGTTTTTACCGACTCATTACGCAAAAGAAGAGGTGGGAAGGTTTATATTAGAGAAGATTAGTCCAGATGTTATTCATATGCATTTTAATCACGGGTGGCCTTCATCTATGTATTATGCTAGATCTTTTTATCATAAAGTAAATAAGCTTATCTTTTCTCCTGCAGGATCTTCTTGTGGCACTCCTGATTTTCTTCATTTTTTTGATTATATAATTGTTAATCATCCTCTTCAAGTAGAAAGAATGAAATGTTTTCTTGAAGATAAACACAAAATAGTTGTAAGAAGAAGGGCTGTGGATTTAGAAAAGTTTTGTCCTAAATATACTTCGAATATTTCTTATCCCTTAGTTTATGTTGCAGGATTTGTTCCTGTAAAACAAATTCCGACAATGATAGATACGGCAATAGGCTCAGGAAGAAGTTTGGTTATTGTAGGGGATTTTACTAGAACAGCAGAGCATTATAATGAAATTAGAAGGTATATAGATATAGAAAAGAAAAGAACAGATCGTGTTTTTCTTAGAGACTTTATGCCCCAAGATCAACTTGTTGATTTCTTAGGGCATTGTGGAGTATTTGTTTGGCCGAACATTAAACCAGAGAATCCTTCAACAACTACTAATAGGTCTGTAGTAGAAGCTTTAGGATGTGGGGTTCCTCTTCTTTTGGGGGAAAGAGCATTTAGAGATACAGAGTTTGTAGAAGAAGGTCGTAATGGGTTCACATATTCTAGTCAATCAGATTTTAATCATAAACTAGCTCAAATTTTAAATAACTTAGTGGATTTTCGCCAAAGTTCTTTAACTTTAGCTAGAGAAAGATTCTCGTGGTCTGAGAATTTCAGAAGCTTTTATAATGGGATTTATTCCTAGTCTAAGATATATGTCTCTTCGAATTGTTATGACAAAGCTAGATAGGCCATTTAGTCTTTCTCATATGGCTGAGCATAGGAATTTGGATTGTAAAAGATATGATAAATGTTTAGATAAAGCAATAGCGAAGAACTGGAAGAGTTTTTCTTGTAGTAAATGCCCGAGATTTAAAGCGCAAAAAGAAGAAAACAAGTTGATAGAATCTTTTGGATATTCGCTTGGAGGGGGAGGTCAAATATATGAAGAAGGATTTGTCTAATTTTGATTTTTGGGAAAAAAGAGCTAATACGTATAGAGATCTTGATGATGTTAAGTCCAAGAGAACTGCTTATAAGATAGTGAGTATGATAAAGCCGTTAGGACTAAATGCAGGATCGTGGATATTGGATGCAGGTTGCGGGGCGGGAAATATAACGAAGGTTGTTAGGGACAATTTCAGACACTCTAACGTCATAGGTGTAGACTTGTCACAGAAAATGGTAGATGCAGCTAATTTGAAACAAGCCTTTAATCTTAAGTTTGTTAGATCTAATTTCTTTAATTTCATTCCTAATCTTTCTCCCTTTTTTAATCTTGTAATGATGAGTCTATTCATTCACCATCTTATAGATGGAAGAGATCAATTAGCTGTAGATAAAGCCTATGGTCTTTTAAAAAAAAATGGTTTTGTTCTTATAGCAGAAGCTATCCCTCCAGATGAAAAGATTTTCGATTATTATCAAGATATATTTAGAATTAAAGAGCGAAGAAATTGTTATCTTCTTCAAGATCTTTTGGGGCTTGTTGAAAATTCTGGATTTATGAATATTCAATTCTTAACTTATAGATTTGATATAAGTCTTAATAGTTGGCTTAATGATCATACTTTAACTTCAGAAAAGAAAGCTCTTCTCTATTCTATGCATGTAGAAGCTTCTAAAGAATTCAAAGATGCGTATGCAATGTTGCCTTTGTCGAATGGAGATTATAGACTTCGGTGTCGGATGGCGATTGTTACAGGGAAGAAGTCTTAAAAAAAGAAAAAAGTATATTTAGGCATAGTAGTTATATGGCCGTGGCGGAAGTTGGTGGCCGAGGTGGAGGTTCCCCAGAGGGTAGGTTCGCCATTGGTATACAGTGCCGAAGTTAAATCTAAAGTCATCACTTTGTCCAGGTTCAAATCCTGGCTGTCACAACAAAAGAAATTAAGGGGGGGATAAAAAGGTGCTATATCCAAAAAAAGTAAACGAATGCCAAGATTGTCCTGGTGTAATCTATTATCATTCTGATGGAGAAGGTGAATCATCTTCGCTTTCATTTTATATGGCATTTTGTGGTGAGATGAATAATAAACCGTTGTCAAGAGAACTAATGGCTATAGAAAGTAGGTCTCCAAATTATATCAACGAAGAAATTCCTAGAAGAAAAATTCCCGTGTGGTATCCTTTTGGGAAAGCTAATGATTAAAATAATTGTTAATTCAACAAGGGGAAAACTTCTAAATTGCCCTAAGAAAATAGAAAGAGAGATAAATAAGTTCTGTTCTTACAAGGCTTATAATTTTCAATTTTCTGATGCTTATTTAAGCGGAGTATGGGATGGGTATATTAGGAAGTTTAGTCTCCAGTATCATACATTTCCTTCTGGGCTTCTGTATAGAATTTCTAAGTTCTTAAAAAAAAGAGGTCTTTCTTTTGAAGTTGAAGATAATCGTAAGAAATTTGTTTGGACAGAAGAGCGGGTTTTAGAAAATCTAAAAGATTTTAAATTTTCCCTTAGACCATATCAGATAGATGGTTTAATAAGAGGACTTAATATTCCTTACCTTACTTTTTGGTGGGCTACTTCTTCAGGCAAAACAGTTCAGTTTTCTGCTTTGATTCTTGCTTTAAAAGAAGAGACCTTTAGAAATACTCTTATTCTAGTTGCGAATAAAGATTTGGCTTCCCAACATAGAACAGAACTCGGAAGTATGCTGGAAACCAAGATAGGTTTGATAGAAGAAGGTAGGTTTGAACCGGAGAAGATAACTGTTGCGGTTATTAATACTCTTTGGCAAAGGGCTGTTCGGAGAAAAGATAAGAAGGTAATTAAGTATCTAGAAGACATTGAGCATCTTATATCGGATGAGGCCCATCACATTATTGACAGTAAGATGTTCAAACAAACAATTAGCAAGTGTAATAGCACCATTGCTAGACATGGTTTTTCAGGCACTCCTTTTTCTCTTACAACTGATGATTTAGAGTTAGAATCTGTTACAGGCCCTCCTCTTTCTAGAGTTTCTATGTCAAAGCTTATTGAAGAAGGGTGGGTTTCTGTCCCTCATATTTTTATGATTAAATATGATTCTGAACCTATCAGATATGTTAAAAATTATGCTGAACTTTATCGAAAGAAGATCGTAAATAACGACATTCGGAACCAGATTATTTCTGAGATTGTTCTTGATGAATTATCTAATTCTAACGATGCTTCTATTTTAGTTATTATTAGAATAATAGCGCATGGGAAAATTCTGAAAAACCTCATTGAGGAGGCGGGATTTTCTTTTGGTGAAATTGAATTCATTCATGGCTCTACGCCTAAGTTTAAAAGGGATGAAGTTAAAGAAAAGTTTCGGAATAAAAAATTGAATGTAGTTATTGCTTCTTCTATTTGGACAGAAGGGATAGATATTCCTTCTGTTGATGTTTTAATACTGGCAGATGGAGGAGGAGGGAAAGATGTAAATGACTCAAAAGGGGTTAGGGCTGTTATTCAGAAAGTAGGAAGAGTTATAAGGAAGCCAATTAAATCTGGAAACTTAGATGTAGTTCAAGAAGAAGAAAACATAGTGAGGATATATGATTTTTTTGATGATACCCATAAGGATCTCAGGAGACATTCTATTAACAGGTTTTTGACTTTTCGGATGGAAAAAAGGTTTAAGGTTAAAGAGGTGAAATATGTCCCCGGAAAAAGTAAAGCGACTTCTTTTTGAGTTTATGAGAGATGTTTATCCTGGTTCAATTAAAGATCTTCAAAATAAGTGGGAGCATATCTTAGAGGAATTAGAAGAAAAACTGTCCAAGTCATTATCTTCAAAGGAAGAAGTTAATGAATATTTATCTGACACTTTACAATATATTGATAATCTTAATGACTTTTTTGCAAAAAAGAAGTCAGGGAAGATTCCGTATTCTAAAATTTTTATTTTTGCAAATAAGGACGAAAGGCTTGCGGAATTTTTATTTAGTAAGGGGCTGAAGAAAAAGCTTTTAGAGAAAGATTCTGAAATGGCGGGGTTTAGTTCTGAGGGTAAAGATGAATGTTTAAATATGATTTTTAAAAATGAAGTTTATGGGTTCATTTATTCTTCTTCTGCGGGTAAAAAGTTTTATTTTTCTCCAGCCGTTAATCGACTTATTGTTCAATTTTCTAATGGTGAAGTTTTTTCTTATTCTGAATATAGAAGAAAAAAGCAGAAGAGGAAAAAGACTTATTTAAAGATGAAAACTTTGTATAAAAAATTAAAGGGCAATACCAATAATGATATCGCTATAATGTTTTGTAAATTTATGGATAGAAAGTTTATGGAAGAAAATGGATTTAGAAAAAGAAAGAAGAAGAGCTTTAGAGCATGAGGTAGATTTCCTCAGAAAAGAAGTTATAGGGAGTCATAAATCTTGTAATGGAACTGGATTTATCGAAAGATTAGAACCTAATGATTCTGGATTCATTAGAAAAATTGTAGAGCCTTGTGGATGTAGAAAAAAGTTTGATGGTTTGTCTAAATTTTTCATTTCTAATGTCCCTTATGAAAATTTAGTTAATCAGCAAATTTATGGTAAGTTAGTTACTGATGTTTTGTCTAAAGATAAGATAGAACTTCGGAAAGAAATTGTTAATCCATATATTAAGTACATAAGAAAAGTTGCAAGAAGTCCTTATGGGCTTTTATTTTTGGGAAAGAATGGGACTGGAAAAACTTTTATTGGATTAAAAATTCTCTACCATGCTGTTTTTAAAGGTTTAACTGTTCATAACATAGAAATGACAGATCTTCTAAGGCTCACTAGAAAGTTATTCAAGAATGATCAAGATGCTGAGAGATTATTAAATGAAATTTTCTCTGTTGATATTTTAATGATAGATGAAATAGGGAATGAAAGTAAGAGAAGCGAGTATGTCATTTCAGAATTCAAATCTATGTATAAAAAAAGAGTAAGTCTGAGAAAACCAACTATCTTAATTTCTAATTATTCTTATCCTGAATTTAAAAAAGTTTATGGGGTTTCTATAACGAACATGATCCAGTCTTATTGTAAGATATTCGATTTTTCAGATTCTGCTGATATTCGTAAGACTAAATGTAGCGAAGAGAGAGATCAGTTCTTTAAGAAGATAAAAAAAAGAAAAAAAAAGAAAAAGGTTAAAGGTTAATAATGTCTCTTTCTACATTTGAAGCGGATTTATTGTCAGTATTTCTTAAGAATAGAAAGAAATATATAAAGTTCTCCACAAAGATTAAGGAGGAGCATTTTCGTAATGAAGTTTTGAGATGGACATATAAAGTTTTATCAAATTATTTCTCTAAGTTCAAAGACCTTCCGACAATAAAAGTGTTTCAATCAGAGCTTCTTAAAACTTCATTTTCTTCTGAAAAAAAGAAACAGTATTTTATTGTTATTAAGAAACTATTTAAGAGGAAGGTGAAAACTTCCCTTAAATATATGGAAAAGAATGTAGAGGAAAAAATTGATCAAGAAGAATTTTTAGTTGCTGTTGATAAGTCTTTAAGGGAGATAGAAAAAGGAAATATCTCTAAGGCTAAAAAAGAACTTTTAACGAATTTAATTATGAATACTCCTAATGAAGGGGATACAATAAGGGTTTTACAAGATTGGGAGTCTAGGCAGATTTTAAGAGAGGAGTTGAGTAAAATTCCTGCTATTAAAAGATTCATTTCTACTCCATATAAGGTAATTAATGTAGCTACTCAAGGAATTCAAGTTTCAGAAGCTGCTACCGTTGCAGGAGTTACTGGAATGGGGAAGTCTATTGTTGCGGGAGAGTTTGGAGTAAATTCATTTCTTGAGGGTCTTAATGTTCTTCATTTTACATTGGAAAATTTAGCAGAGCAGACAGCTCAAAGATATGATAGTCGGCTTTCTGAAATAGAATATGATACAATAAAATTGTATGAATTTGATAAGAGTCAGTTGAGTCATTTTAGAAAGGTTTTTAAATCTTTATCTTCTAGGATGAAGAATGATGTTGTTATTAAAGAAACAGTAAAAGATGAAACGAGTATAGTAATGGTAGATAAAGTCCTTGAGCTTCTTAAGCTCGAAGGGTTCGATACTGAATTTCTCATTATTGATTCTTGTGATTTAATGTCTGCTGTGAAAAACTATGATTCTCATAGGTTAGATAGAGCCTCGATATATTGGGACTTTAAATTCTATCTTAAAGCCAAAAGACTTCCAGGGTTGACAACTACTCAGCTAAAGGCTACTTCCAGATTTAAACTTTCTACTGTAGAAGACTTAGCAGAAGCTTATGATAAAGCTCGGATTTTAGATATTATATATATCATGAATCAGTCAGAAGAACAGGCTAAGGATAATATTTTAACTTTAGCATTGGATAAAAACAGAGATGGTCCTGGAGGGGTAAGGGTTGATCTTTATCGAGACTATAAGAAAATGAGACTTTTGGAGATAAAATAATGAGTAAGAAAAAAAAGAAGGTGCAGAAGCTAAGAAGAAAGAATTCTTCTGTAGGAATTCAGATTGATCAGAAAACTTTTATGTCTGACCTTGATCTTCATATAAGAAAAGTTTTTCAGATAATGGTTGTTCCATTAGAACAGAGAATGGATACTCTTTTTGAAAGAATTCAAAATGTCAAATCCAATGTTGTTGTTTCTAATACTCTTTTAGAACAAAAGAACATTTTTAAAAGAGAAGAATTCTATGAGGAATTTAAAAGAATTGAACAAGAAGATCGTGTAAAGATTGATGGTTCTGGCAAGATGGAAGGAGTTCCTCATTTTTCATTGTATAATATAGGAGAATAGTTGTGGTTATTGTTGAATTATTTATAGATTTGGGAGTTTATCAAGGGCTGACTTTAAAGAAGAATCATGAGTATGTTATGTCTGGGGCTGTAATGCGGCAGCTTTTAAAGCTTTATCCTGGAGGACTAAGTCAAACAAGAAAATTTGAAGATGTATATAGAAAGGTAGATCTTGAAAAATTAAAAAAAGGAGATGAAGTTTTTTTGTTTAGAAGCGGGGGGATAGGAGATGTGATGTTTATGGTCCCCTTAGCTGTGCATTTAATTAAGGAGTATGGAGTAACAATTAAGCTTGGAACTTCTCCTATGTATTCTGCTGTAATAAATGGAAATCCATACATCAAGAAGGTTGTTCAGATGCCTTTTGATGTAAAAGAAATGGAAAAGAGTAACTACCATTTAATTTTTGAAGGAGCAATAGAAGATAATCCAGAAAGGGCTCAAAAACTCCATGCGGTTGATTTATTTTTAGAAGAAGCAGGAGTAGATTTTACAAAAATTTCTGCAGAAGAAAAAATTCCAAAGATCTATTTGGAAGATAGTGAAATCTCCATAGCAAAAAAGAAAGTTAAAGAATTTGGAATTGATACTGGTGCTAAAAAAATAGGAATTCAAGTAGAAGCTTCTTCTCCTATTAGAACTATTCCTTTAGATAAAATAATTGCTGTTACCAAAAAGTTTCTTGGGAAAGGATATGTTGTTTTTGTATTTGGAGGAAAAAGACAGGAAGGGGTGGGAAAGTATTTACAAGAAATTCTTTTAGGAGAGAAAAATTTTGTAAATTTAATTTCTGCAGATCAACCTTTAAGGGAATCTGTTGCGATAGTTAGTCTTTTAGATGTAATAATTGCTCCTGATTCTGCCTTTGTACATATTGCAGGAGGACTAGGCGTTCCTGTCGTTGGTCTTTATGGATGTTTTCCTTCTAAAATTAGAATGAAGTATTATAAAAATGCTATTGGAATAGATTGCGGGGTTAAGTGTGCTCCAAGTTTTATTCATGGACATAGTCCTTGTGATAAAGGGTTCCCTTCTCCTTGTTTTTCTGTTATTTCTCCGGAAGATATATTAAATGCAGTAGATCATTTGCAAGGGGAGAAAAACATTTCTCTTTTGTATTCAATTTATAACGAGTTCATTAATGGTAAATTTGTAGAGTCTCCTTTCTCTATTGTGAAGGTTGAAAAGAAATAAAGATGTCTAGAGAATATGAATCCGTGGCATTGATTGGTGAAGATGTTTTAAGGGAGATTTTTGAATATCTTATTGGAGAAAAAGGGTGATTTGGGAGAGTCCAGAGTTGTCTCTATAAAATTTGATTCTATTCTTAATCAATTTGTTGTGCATAGACCAAGAAAGAAGCTGACTAATAAGAAAGTTTGCAGAGAAGAAAAAATAAAATTCCCCTTAGAATATATATAATGGTGATACTCTTCCACTCTGATGTTTGATATTAAAGACATATTGAAAGATAAGGCAATTTCATATCGCGTGATTAACGATAAAGAAATTTTGATGACTTGTCCTTCGTGTGATAAAGAAGATCATTTTTATTATAACGTCAAAAAGAATCTTGGAATTTGTCATAGATGTAAATGGGCGTGTAATGCTGTTGCCTTTTTAATGGCGGTCTTTGATATTAATGTTGATGTCGCTCTGGAGCTCTGTAAGCGGGGGAGGGACACTTCGCCGGACGGGTTAAGGGGTAAGGTTAGGGGGCTATTAGAAGAGGTACGGTTAGGCTCTCAGAGCTTAGATTTTCAAGAGGTATATTTTAAGAATCCCCTTCCTATGGGGTTAAAGAAGATAACAAGAGAAAGATTTCCTAAAGTGTTTAAGGAAAGGAAGGTAAGTTATGAGCTTGCTGTTCAGACAGGAGCTTTAATTTGTAATCAGGGGGGAAAATATTTTAATAGAATAGTTTTCCCAATTAAAACTTTAAGAACTGAGACTTTTACTGCGGTTACAGCTTTAAGTAAAAAAGCCTTTAGGGAAGCTAAAGAATTGGCAGAAGAAAAAGGGGGAAAGTATAGAAAATCACTCTTTCCTAAGAAATCTTTTATGTCGGAGGTGTTATATGGGTATAATGACGTAATTTATAAAAAGAATATTTTTGTTGTAGAAGGGATATGGGATGTGTTAAAGATGAGAGCACTTAATCTTTCCGCCGTGGGTCTTTTAGGGAGCTCTGTTAGCAATAGGCAAGTCCACCTTTTATCCCGGACTGAAGCTGAGAGAATTTTCCTTATGTTGGATGGGTCTGTCCCCATAAAAAATCTTAAGAAAATTCATAATCTCCTTTCAAAGGTTTGTATCGATAAGGAAGTTAGAGTATGTATTCTCCCTAATGGGAAAGACCCTGATGAGTCATCTGTAAAAAAAATAAAAGATTCTATAAAAAAAAGCAAGATTTATTTATTTTAGAAGTCGTTAATTTTGAACGGTGTATAATGTAACATGAGGTAAAAACCTGTATGTTTGTCTAAAAACTTTAATTACGGAGGAGAACAAAAATGGCAAAAGACAAGGATGAATTTGAGGACATGGATTTTGAAGATGAAGAATTGGAAGATGAGGAGGAAGATTTAGAAGACGAACTTGAAGAAGAAGAAGAAGAGGAGGAAGAGGAGGAAGAAGAAGAGGAAGAGGAAGAGGAAGAAGAAGAAGAGGAGGAGGAAGAAGAGGAAGAGGAAGAGGAAGAAGAAGAAGAGGAGGAGGAAGAAGAAGAAGAAGAAGAGGAGGAAGAAGAAGAGGAAGAGGAAGAAGAGGAAGAAGAGGAAGAAGAGCTTCCTCCGGAAAAAGCTCGATTTCCTGGAAAGAAGATTAAGCCTAAGAAATCAAACAGAGGTGGCGGTGGCGGTGGGCCTAAAGTAGACCGACTTAAAGTTGGGGGAGAACAGACTGTAGTCCCTATTTCTTTTAAGCCTTTTCTGAAGGGCCTTGAGGAATTTGGAAAGGTAGTTCATAAAAAATCAATTACGATTGTTACTCTTGGAAAAGATGGGCCTAATTTTTGCAGCATTGTTAAGCAAGCTAAAGAAGGAGAAATTTATCTTTGGCTTAATAAGTCGGTAATTGATGATGAAAAGTTTTTCCAGCCTAAAGGTAAAAGTCTTAAAAAGATGTGTGATTACTGGACAAAGCCTTATAAGGCGGTCAAGGTTGCCGTTTCTAAAACAGCTATAGACGATGGGCTTAAAATTGTTGAACAGTATAGTGAATGGTTTGCTAAGAACGTAGTTGGAGCAAAGAAGAAGTCCAAGAAGAAAGTTGAAGAGAAAGAACCTAAGAAGAAGTCCAAGAAGAAAGTTGAGGAGAAAGAACCTAAGAAGAAATCTAAGAAGAAAGTTGAAGAGAAAGAACCTAAGAAGAAGTCTAAGAAGAAAGCTAAAGGAAAAAAGGGAGGGAAGAAAAAGAAAAAATAGAAATTTAAGATAAATTTTAAAATTATAAAATGAACATAGAGGCTAGAATTTATCTAGTCTCTATGTTTTTGGAGAAAAAGATGGAAGTTGAGAAAGTATCTTCTGAAATAGAAACCGCCTTTGGTTCTTTTATTGATTTAAGTGTTCTTCGAAGATCAAAAAGAAAGCCTGCTGTAAAAAGTAAGGCTTTTTTATTTTTAGCGAAAAAGCTAAAGGAAAATCTTCATAATTCCGGAATAGAAAATTGTGGAACTGCCTTTATGCTGGAGGAGATTGGCCGAGGTATGGTTCGATATTCTAGAAGATTAAGTTGGCTTAATAGACATTATGAATGGTCAGCCCGAGTTCCTGTCTTCAAGAAAAGAAGAGCTAGGGTGTTGGATCTAGGCTGTGATGTAGGAGAAATTAGAAAGATTATGAGTGGGTCTTTTTATTATAAAAACCCTCTTTATGTGGGGGTAGATATAGATGATGAGCGCCTTACTCAAGGATTTGAAGCTGTAGGGGCATCTAGAACCCCTGTTATGTTTATTCAACATGATATAACTTTTCCTTTAAATTTCGTTAAATCTAATTCTGTTGATTGCATTTTTCTTGGTGAAACTTTAGAACATTTTGAAGAAAAATATGCTATTCTTCTTTTGAAAGAAATGCATAGAGTTCTTCGTAAAAGAGGAAAATATTTCATCTCGACTCCAGTTAGGAGAAATTCTAAAGGGTATGATTTTCATGTGTACGAGTATAATCCTGAAGAATTAGTTAAAATTCTTAAGAATATAGGCTTTAGTGTAACTAGAACGTATGGGTGGGTAACTACAGAAAAAGTTCTAAAGAAGAGGATGTCCGAGGAAGATTGGAAAATTTATCAAAGAATGATAAAAAAAGCTCATAAGGATATTGTTTTGCCAGTAATTGTTCATCTTAATCCAAATTATGCAGATGCATTTTGTGTTGAAGGGCAATGTAAATAAAAAAACTAATGGAGAAAGAATTATGAAAGTTGCTCTTGTAATATATCCAATTTCAGATTTAGGGGGGATAATTAACCATGTTGAAGAATTAGCTTTTGGATTAAGAGAGTTAGGGCATCAGGTTAATTTTCATATTCTTTATTATCAGGATTTTTTCAGGCGACCTTACCAAGATAGAGAGCTTCTCAGAAGAGGATGGGTCAATGGAGCTTTTTGTGTAGTTAATCAACAGGCAGGGTGGAATGCTGTTCCTTGGAAACATAAGCTTTCGTATAAGGGAGAGGAGAATTTAAAAAAGACAAAAGATACTCTTTCTAAATACGATCTTGTAATTTGGGAAGTTCCTGTTCCTTCTAAATCCAAAGCAAATCAAGGAAATTCTGATTGGCTGTATCTATATTCAGCTTGTCAAAAATCTATAGCTATTTTGCATGATGGTAATTTATTTAATATTCCTTGGATTGCAGGAATTCGTAAGTATTTTGATGGAATAGCCTGTGTCCATGAATGCGCCTTCAATCTCGGTAGGAATCTAGATGTTCCTAGAGCATTAATTCTCAACCCTCAAGATCTTTCTGGAATAGAAGAGGTTTATGATTATGATAAAAGATCTCCTGGCTTTCTTTCTCTTCAAGTCTTTAAATCTTGGAAACATGTTGACAATTTAATTAGGGCAATTCCATACATGGGAGATCATATAAAAAAGTTTGTTGCGGGAGGCGGCATAGAGCAGAGATATATGGTCTCGAAAGATAAAGTAAAAGATAAATACTATTGCAGAGAAGCAGAAGATCCTGATCTTCCAGAATTCTTAGAAACTTCCAATACTAGAATTTGGGATAGAGCCTTACATTATGGAATGGATTATCTTGGATTCATTTCTCCATTTAAGAGAGATGTAATCCTTAGTCAAGTTCGAACTTTAGTAGATTCTTCTTGGTCTAGAAGGTATAATAAATATGGAAGTCATTTTAATAGAGTGATAGTAGACGCAATAAAGAGAGGAACCATTCCTATTGCTATTAACCTTGGGATGTCAAACGATTCTAGCGGAGTAGGTCAAGTATTTAAGCCTAACGAAAATTATATAATGATTCCATATGATGCTATTCCGAAAGAGTATGGGAAAATTGTAGAATATGGGAGTTCGTTATCTAAAGACGAAGCTGAAGCTATAATTTCTAATAATTATAACTTGATGTATATGTTCGACAGGAAAAAAATTGCTCAAGATTTTATTGATCTTGCAAATGGTAAAGCTTGTGGCCTTTTTAACAAGCGAGTAAGGGGAAAGTTAAGTCCCGAGTTAAAAAAGGCTTCTAACGAGGGAATTAAATTCTTCAGAAAGAAAATTTTTTAGAGGTAGAAATGCCAAAAGTAAAATATGTAAAAGAAAAAAACTTTCCTCAGTTTATTTATAAGATTTTTAAAATTTCCCCTAAAGATCTTCCTATAACTGCTTATGCTAGAGTATTGTGTCAGAATTGTGGTTTATATAATAGAGGAATATTATGTCCTCCGTTATTGTATCAGACTTATCCTCAGTATAGAACAATAGATTCTTCTATAGAATATTTTAATTCTTTTGATGAAATTTATGTTTATATTTTTAGGAATGATGGGACTAAAAGGTTCTGGTACAAGAGAGAGCAAGAAGAATATGCCCATTTTAGGCTGAGAAAAGTTACAAGCGGAAGACAGCTAAAGGGCATAGAAAGTGTAAGTGCGAGATATCTTACATTTCTAATGTATAAGATAAGAAAAATTAATCGAAGGCAAGGATTTAAAGCGGAAACATATATTCAAGGGCATTGCGATTTATGTAAAAGAAAATGTCCCCAGAGGGAACATCCTCCTTGTAAAAGGCATGGTTTAACTTCTTTAGAAGCTACAGGAATAAATGTTTATTCTCTTCTGGAAAAGTTAGGCGTGGAATATGAATATCCGGTAATGTCTTATCTTACCCAAGTAACTCTTATGGCAATTAAGAAGGAAAGATAATATGCTCCCAGAGATCGTGGATTTTGTTAAGGTTAAGCGGTGGACACCTAAGATTAAAAAGCCTCAAGCTTGTTTCTTGTATGATTTTGACTCTATGGGAATAACTTTTAAACAGTTTGTAGATATAATTGCAGGAAGAGAAGCTATCTTATTTGAGAAGCCATTTAGGGAGAAAGTCAATGGCCTTCTTTGTCCCTGGTGTGAGTATAAAGCTAAAAAAACCGTGTATCGAGGAATAAGATTATCCGACCATATCTTTTCTCATCCGGGGAAGAATCTCGTTTCTTATCAGTTAGTTAAATTCCAAAAAGAATTATATTCTCTTAGGTTACAATTTGTAAGACAGGGCTATCATGAAGCTCTTGCTTTTTTTGTAGAGCATTCTTGTCAAGATTGCCCTACTCCAATAGTTAAAGGAAGAGAAGGGATGTGTGCTCTTCCCTTAACTACAAGATCAAGAATGAGGTCTTTAAAAGTATTAGGGTATCCAATTAAGCATTTGGTTGAACATCCTAAGAGAAAGTATGAATGGTCAGCTCTTGGTTTAATTGTTCTTTTAAAGAATGAATTTAGTAAAGAAGTCTCTATACAAAAAGCAGTATAGTTATATATATGCTATTGCCTGTTGGATTTAGGTATTTACTTGTAAAAAGAGGAAATGAAATGGATAATGAAGATTCAGTATTTCCTGAAGAAAATTTGAGGAGTGCAATTTATAATTCTATTGATAAGAGTTTATTCTTATCCTTTGTTGGAGGGGCGTTTCTCGGTGTGGCAATTTTCTTTTTTGGTAGAGGAAGAATGGGGATGAGTTCTTTATTTTTTCTTTTCTCTTTGGTTTTTTTCTTTGTATCTAGATATTTTGGGTTAAATTTTCTGTTTAATACTTTTGGAGATATAGACTTTAAAAAAGAAAAGGAGGAGGAGGGAGATGGAAGAGAATAAAGGATTACATTTGAAATTCAATTCACCTCATGTTTGTGTTGAAGAAGTTGTAGGTCCAGATATGATTGAAATTACTTTAGCTGTTACAGATTACAAAGGGTTTATTGATTCCCTTTTAGGAATTGATAAAGGGAGAGAAAAATCTTTTATTAAATCTGGGCCTAACAGAAGAGTTATTGTTAAGATAAAGAATGAAGATGGCGGAATAAAAACTCTCTAGATTTGGGGTTGTAATCATGATAGAAGATTCTAGATTTTTTGTTGTTGAAGGTGACGGAGTAAATGATTTTTACAAAGATACCTTGGATGGAATAATTGAAAGAGGAATGGAAATTTCTCCGAGAGGATTATCGACTAAAGAAGTTCGTCCTGCTATGGTGATTATCAATAAGCCAAGGGAAAGATTTTTAACTTGTCCGGGAAGAATGATTCATCCTTTTTTTCAAATGCAAGAAAGTGAATATATTTTAGGAGGAAGAGGAGATCTTGAATTTATAGAATATTATCTTGGGAATATGAAAAAATATGCAGACGAACAAAAGGAGTTCCATGCTCCTTATGGAGTTCGAATGAGAGAGTGGGGAAGTCATAGAACTTTTTCTTTAAGAACTCCGAAGATTCAATTAAGAGATCAGTTCGAAGATTGTTATAATGCTCTTCTAAAAGATTCTTCCACTCGGCAAGCAGTTATGATCTATTGGAATCCTTTTTTAGATCATTTTGAAATTGAAACTAATGACCGTCCTTGTAACATAGCGTTTCAGTTTTTAATTAGGGAAGGGAAGTTAGATCTTACTATTTTTAATAGATCTAATGATATAACATACGGTCTTTGTAATACAAATGTTGTCCAATTTTCTGTAATTCTTGAAACGATGGCAATGTTATTAGAAATTCCGATAGGAAGGCAAATCCATATGATTAACAGTCTCCACGCTTATGATTTCCAGGGAGATATAACTAAAAGTGTTCTTGGTGCAAAATATTCTTTCAATGTTTATGAGCATGTAAGGCCGTTGCCTTTCGAAATGGATCTTCCTAAAGAAGATAGAGTCCAACATTTAGATTTTGAACTGAAATTATTTTTTCAGATAGAAGAAGATATAAGAAAAGGAAAGTTTGATAATTCTGCGATTGTTCCTTCTTTTAATTATTTACAAGATGGACTTATTCTTGCCAAAAGTTTTTATCATTATAAAAATAATAATCTTTCTGAAGCGATGGAATTTTTAATTTACGTTAAGGCTGATGATATTTTTGTTTCTGCCATAGAATTCCTTTCTAGACCAGGGGGTAATCTGGCAAAAGCTTTAAGTCTTACAAGAAGTAGGTTTGAAGGAAAATCGCTTTCATCTTTTTCAATTGAAAAAATTGAAGATTACATAAGGAGGCATTAGGATGAAGAGTTTCCCTTCGCTTCATGTTCATACAATGTTTTCATTATTAGATGGGATTCCTTCCCCCTCTTCTTACTTTGAAAGATGTGATGAATTGGAGATGACTCATCTTGCCATAACAGACCATGGAAATTTAGGGGCTTTAGCTGAAGCAACCATAGAATCTTCCAAGTTCAATGTATCTCCTATAATGGGCCTTGAAGCATACTTTGTTCAAAGTGTTAAGAAGATGCAAGATGATAGAAAGAAAAAAGACTTGAAGAAAGGGGAATTAGAAAAATATAGGACTGCTAATCATATTCTTCTTTTGGCTAAAAATAAGGCGGGATTTCAGAATTTAATCGCTTTGAATAATTTTGCGTGGACAAAGGGGTTCTATTATAATGCAAGATTAGATTTTTCTGAACTATTTAAACACAAAGAGGGAATTGTATGCACTTCTGCATGTACTAAAGGGATCATCCCTGAGCTTCTTTTAAATAAGAAACCCAAAACAGCTCTAAAAGTAGCTAAAAGGATGAAAGAAGAATTTGGAGAAAATTTTTATTTAGAACTTCAGTTAGTGGATTATTCTGATCAAGATGTAGTTAATAAGCATTTGATTCAGTTAGGTAAGAAACTTAATATTCCCTTTGTAGTTACTAATGATGTTCATTTCGTACATAAAGGAGAACATAGTGTCCAAAGATTAGTAATGGAAATGGCTACTAAGGGGGGCTTTGCATACGATGCTCCCGAGAATTATCTAAAATCTTTAAAAGAATGGGAAGACATAAGAGACCAAAGAAGATCTATTCCTAAGAAGATATTTAGATCTGCTATAGATAATTGTCTTAAGATTGCAGAAGAATGCACTTATCAGATTCCTACTGGAAATCTTTATTTTCCTACCTATGACCATACTACTCATTTTTTGTATAAAAAATTTCCAATTGGAAATAAAGATAAGTTCTTTAAAGAAATGCTTCTTTATCGAGCCAAGAAAATACTTAGTAAGAAGCAATTTGAAAATTCTATTTATAGAAAAAGAATTATCTATGAATATAAGACCCTTGTTAGTCTTGGGGCGGTAGATTATTTTCTTATATGTGATGATCTTCTGAATTATGTAAGAAACGAAGGTGCTTTTTCTCTCATTAGGGGGTCAGCTAATGGTAGTCTTATTGCTTTTATCTTTGGATTCGGGTTAATAGATCCTATAAAACATAGTATTATGTTTGAAAGGTTTATTAGTAAGTATCGATCCCTTAATGATGTTGATATAGATATTGATGTTCGCTCAGAATTTAGAAGTAAAGCTATTAGCTATTTAAGAGAAAAGTATGGAGAAGATCGAGTTGTATCTGTAGGGACTTATAATCGAATGCAATTGAAGGGAGCTATTAAAGATGTTACTAGAGTCCTTAAAGATCGATTAGAAGTTGAAAGAAAAGATGCTCTTTTAGAAGAAGATAAGAAAGAAGCAAATAGAATATTTAATCTCCAAAAAGGTTATCAATTTGGAATTATAAATAAGATAACTTCTGGAATGGAAGATGGACTATCTTTAGAGAGTGCAAGGGAGAAGTATGAATTTTTCGATGAATGGTGTAATGGCAATTCAAGAGCTGTAGATACATTTATTTCTCCTCTCGTTGGAAATGTAAGGAATTCATCTTTACATCCTGCAGGAGTAGTTCTTACTCCTGGAAAAGTAGATGAGCTTCTTCCTATTAGAACACAAGTAAACCCTGCAAAGAAAAGCGAAAGGATTATTTCTACAGTATGGGAAAATTCCCATACGAGTAGAGAAGACTTAAATGAAATTGGAGTAATGGTTCTTGACATTTTAGGGGTAAGAACCCTTTCTGTTGTTTCTGAAGTTATTGACCTTGTAAAGAAAACAAAAGGGGAAGAAATAAACCTTTATGAATTAGATTTAGAAGATGAAGCAACCTTTAATAAGTTTAATGAAGGGGAGGTCTTTGGGGTCTTTCAGTTTAGTGGAGGTTCTGCTAAGAAGATTGTAGATATGGTGAACATAACTGAATTTAATGATCTTATTGTCATCAATGCTCTTGCTCGCCCAGGAGCCTTGTCTGCAAATGCTGATAAATCTTTTTCTAAAAGAAAGAAAGATCCCTCTCTTGTTAAATATGATCATCACTCTTTAAAGAATATTTTAAATGATTCCCTTGGAGTTCTTGTTTTTAGTGAGCATATTTTAAGGACAGCAAGTGAATTTGCAGGTATGCACCCTAAAAAGGCTGATGCTCTTCGGAAGATTATTAAAGGAAAAAATCCTAAAGTATTTAAGAGCTACAAAAAGAAATTTATTGAAGGAGCAATGAAAAAGTGGTCTGGCGAGGAAGATATAGAAGAGGTTGCTGAACAGATTTGGAAGAAGTTTTCTCAAGCTGGTAGCTATTTGTTTCCAAGAGGTCATGCTTCTAGTTATGCTCTTCTCGGATATATTTGCCAGTATCTTAAAGTACATTATCCTGTAGAATTTTTTGCTTGTCATCTTCGATACCTTCCTCATGATAAAATTTCTAATGCAAAAATGATCGCAGAAAGCCATTACGGTATCAAATTTAACTTACCTAATATAAACCACCCAAAAGCTATTTTCGAGCCATGTAGGACACGTATAGAGTGGCCTATTACCGCAATAAAACATTTAGGGGAAAAAGCTTCGGCTACTATTATTGAAAATGCTCCGTATGATTCTATAGAAGACTTTTATAATCGAATCAACAGAAGGGCATGTAATAGTAGAATTGTAGAATCATTAGCTATAGCGGGAGTGTTTAAGGAATTCGGAAAAGCAAAAGATGTTCTTTTAGAATACAGAGCAATCAAAGGAAAGAAAGAACTTGAAAAAGAAATGCCCTTAGCTTTTTCTTCTAAAGAAAATTTCCTTTTGGCTCGAGAAAATCTGTATGGGTTTGAGACTTATCCTTTAGAAAGCTTATATAAAGATCAGATAGAAGAGTATAAACCTTTTACTTCTCTAAAAGAGTTTGAAAGGCTTAGGCAGAATGGGCCTCTTAGAACTTATGGCAAAGTCACGAAGAAAATTTTTCGAAAGACTGTTCGGGATACTCTAATGTGTTATATTCACATTAAAAATAAAGATGGAGAACAGAAGGTAATTTTGTTTCCAGAGAGTCTAGAATTAATAGAAGAAAATTTAGAATTTGATGTGGGGAGTATGATTATTGTTTCTGGAAAGAAAAATGTTTGGAATAAAGAGTCTTCAATCGCAGTAAGTGCTGATAGAAGAAGGAAGAATAAAGTTTTGGAGCCAGGGCATTGGATTGTAGTTCTATGAGAGCTAAACGAACCGATAGAGAGGTCTTTTTAACTCGTTCTCTTTTCGGGTATGAAGGAATTTATTATTATAATCCAAAAATTGTAGGGGTTAATTTTAAAAGTGAACTTGTTAGAGATTTTTCTCGAAGAAGAATAATTGCTGATTTTGTTAGAGTTCATGGGAAAGATGTAATCCTTGGGGAACCAGATTGTCGGTATGAAATCATTCAATTACTTGATAAAGATGCAATTCCTGCAAGAAAAAAATATATGGAAAAATACTTAAAGTTAATTCCGGAACCAAATAATAAGTATGACTCTAATGCGATTGCAGTTTTTGTAGATACAGGAATGGTTCGTGCAGATATTGGATATCTCCCTAAAGAACACTCTCGAATTATAAAAGAAAATTTTTCAAAGTTTGATCTTCTAGGGGCAATTTCTGATGGGGCAGGTTTAAGGTTAGATATTTTATTATATAAATCCAAAGAGGTTAGAGATCCTTTACTTTCTGTAATGGAACCAGAAAAAATTTTACCTGAGTTTATGTCTTTAAGGCAAATAAGAAAATCATTTGAGATTGGAGATTAGTATGGAAATTACTGTTAAGGGAGTAACTTTTAGAAATGAAGATCTTCCTTTTGATCGACAAGAAATTATCTCTAGTCTATCTGGGAAGGAAAAAGTTTATCTTAAGAGAGAACCAAACAATAGATTTGATAAAAATGCAGTAGCCGTAATGGTTAAGAGGAAAAAGAAAGATCAAAAAATAGGGTATGTAAGGGCAGAACTTGCAGCTTTTTTAGCAGATCTATGGCCGAAGTATAAATTTATAGCTAGAATTTCTGAAATAAGAACAGGGGATTTAAAAAAGAAGATTCCTTATGGAATTTCTTTAGATATATCGAAAGTAAATCGTTCTAAGCTCAGAAAGAAGAAATTTAACAAGGGACAAAACCGAGAGAGGGGATAGGCTGACTCCAAAATTTTTGGGGGCGATTTTTTGAGATTAGCGATCTATAAAAGGGGCTAAATATGCCATTATATGAATATTACTGTGAATATTGCAAATTAAAGTTTGAAAAGTTGGAAAAAGTCTCTTCGGAGGATTGGAAAGCTTTAAGCCGGAAACGGGTATATTGTAATAAGTGTGGAACGTATAGTGCCCGAAAAATTATTTCTTCTTTTAAGATTGGATCAAAAGTTCTAGAAACTACAGGCAAGTCAGGATATGAAACTGATGATCTTACCCTTGGGAAAATAATAGATGAAGGGGGAATTCCAGCAGAAGAAAAACGAAGACTAAAAAAAAGAGATGAAATTATCAAAAGGCAGAATAAGTATGCAAGAGATTTAAATCGAAGAGCTAAGGTGTATAACTTTGACCCATTTACAACAGAAAAAGTGGCCTCTTAATCAAGTAGATGAAGAAGTTAAGGCTAAAGAAGCGGGGTTTAGAAACTTTACATCTTTTGCTTTTATTTGTTATTATGATAAGAAGCTTTCTTTAAAACGTAGTGGGGAGATAATTAACATTTCTACTACTAAGATGAGAACCTCGTTACTTAAAAGAGGGTTTCCTCCGAGGGCAAAAGGAACACTTCCCGGAATTGCTCCTAAGAAGAAAAGAAGAGTAGATGTAGAAGCAAGGGTTAGAGAACATACTCCGTTTGTTTTTCCATGGTGTGCTCTTTATATATATTATGAAAAATACTTTTTAACTTCACATGAAATAAGTGACCTTTTACATATTTCCCAGCCTCTTATTTGTAAGTTGTTACGAAAATATAAAATTAAAGTGAGAAAGCAGGGGGTAAAAAAAATTGGAAGAAAAATTTGATTTCTTTGATCGAGTTCAAAAATTACGTTATATAGATAGATGCAGTAATCTTCCCCATATAAAGCCTTATTCTGTTGCTCAACATTCTTTTTATCTGGCTTTGTACGCTATGGTCTTTGCTCACTTAGAAAATGAAAGGCTTGAAGGTTATTATTATAATTTAGAGCTTGTTCTTCAAAAAGCTTTGGTTCATGACTTAGAAGAGTGTGAAACGGGAGATATATTGTATCCCTTACATGACGAAAATCCTGATTTTAAAGAAAGGCTTGATTATATTCGGGAAAAATGTGTTAAGGAGAAAATTTTCGAAGAGCTTCCTGAAATTACAGGGTTGAAATTAAAAGAAGCTTGGTTGACAGCGAAGGATGATTCCCCAGAAGGTCAGTTGGTTGCTTGTATGGATAAATTTGAAATTCTCATATATGCTGTAACTGAAATTGAAATAGGGAATCAAGCTTTTCGCGGAATTTATTTGAATGCCCTAAATATCATCCGAAGGGAATTTAATATTCCCAGTGTCTTAAAAGTTGTTAATGAAATAGTTAATAAGGTTGGCTTGTAGGGCGTAGTAAATCTAAGAGAAAGGAGGTAAGAAAAATGGTATCTTTGGCTGAATTGGCGAAGGAAGTTCATCTCAGAATTGATCAAGATGAAGATTCTGGAGTTCCTGCTCTAACGAAAAGTGGTGTTTATGAAATTGTCAAGAGTGTATTTGATATTTCTACACAAGCACTTGTCAGTGGAGAAAGTATCGCAGTTCCTAAGTTTGGTAAGTTTGAAGCTGTTGTTCAAGGAGCTAGAACGGGCAGGAATCCACATTCTGGAGAGAGTATTGAAATTCCAGAAAAAGTGGCTGTTAAATTTCGTCCTTCTTCAACTTTGAAGGCTCAGCTTGCTGATGTAGATCCTTCCATTGTTGGAGGGGCTAAGAAAGCAAAGAAAAAGGCGAAGCCTAAAAGTAAGAAAAAGAAGAAGAAATAGAATAGGTAATTTTTGTATAGCGAGAGGAGTTTTATTCTCTCGCTATACTTTTCTTTAAGGTGATAGATATTATGGTCGCTAAAGAATCAAAGAAGAAAAAAAAGAAAACTAAGAAGAAAGTTTCTTCTGCTTCCGCTCATCTCTTTAATAATCTTACAAGTGTAAAGTTTAAGTTAAAGGGGAGGGTTTATGAAGTTGATATAGGCGGAGAATTATTATTTAATGAGGAAGAAGATGTCCATTCTTTAGTAGAAAGAATTCCTGCTATAATGGGGTATTTTGGGTCTATCGTTTCTCTTTTAGAGAAAGAGGTAAGAGATAAAGATGCGATAAGAAAACAGGTTGAAGCAGAACTTGATAAACAAGTTAGAAATAAAGGGGTAATTGGAGAAAAAAGAATAGAGAATGTTATTCGAAGGTATCCAAAATGGTTAGAGGCCCAATTAGAAGTTAGTAAAGCTAAGGAAAAAGCTCTTAGGGCGAGTCTATTATATGATGCGTTAAGAGAAAAGTCTATAGCTATTATGTCAAGAAGTAGTGATATACGTAATGTCCCTTCTGATAGTATTAGGGGGATTTCTAGAAAGGAAGTTATTCCTCTAGATGAAAGAAGGAGAGAAGGTTAAAAATTTGCAGAAGTCTTATACAAGAAAATAGTATATTTATTTAAAATATTAACCTTTTATGGAGGATAAAAAAATGGGGAAATTTTCGTCTGAAAAGTTTAAAACAAGAGAAAAGGAGAATGCAAGGAGAAGAAAGAGGGCTCAGGAAAAAATGAAGTCTTCTTTTGTAAGAAGGCTTCCCGTTGTTGCCGGATCTAATCTTTTTCGGTTTAAGGAAACGAATACTAAGGGAGATTTTCCATGGGAGGATATGGGAATTCATTATAACTGTGGGCCGGATGGGGATCTTAGAATAAGGTGTTTGCGAGACAATATTGATGAAAAACATCCGAATTATCAACCAGTTTCTGAATGTCCTCAGTGTGCTGCTAATGAAGGAGATCGAAAGAAAGATGATAAAAGGTTTAAACTTAGAGCCCAAAAAAGAAAGAGGGTTCAGAAGCTTTTTCTTGAAGGAATTTGCTTAACTCCTTTGATTAAGTATTTCGAGGATGATACTAAGAAATTTCCCAAACCGAAGAAATGTTTTGGCACTTATGAATGGAGGGAAGATGGAGAACGTTATGAAGAATGCCAGAAATGCTCTAAGAAAACTTCATGGGGAGAAGTTTGCAGTAATGGGATTGGCACTTTAGGCTTTGGTCCAGTGTTGGGAGATCCTCTTGTTAGTATGGCTAGAAAAATCTTTAAATCTTTCAAGCATAACCCTTTCGATTTTAAAGAAGGGCATAATTATGAATTTAAGAAGAGTGGAGAAGGAATGGGTACTAGCTATTCTTCAATTAGTTTTTCTTTAGAATCTTATGAGCTTCCTAAAATTGTTGTAAAATTCATGGAGGAGAATGAACTTGATTGGAGTACAATTTATCCAAAGCTTTCTCCTGACGAAATCAAAGCTCAGATGAAGGGTGTAGAATATGTAGAAGAAAAAGATGATGAAGAAGAATATGTAGAAGAAGAAGAGGAGGAAGAAGAGGAAGAGGAAGAAGAAGAAGAGGAAGAGGAAGAGGAAGAAGAAGAGGAAGAGGAGGAAGAAGAAGAAGAAGAAGAAGAGGAAGAAGAGGAAGAGGAGGAAGATGAAGAGGAAGAAGAGGAAGATGAAGAGGAAGAAGATGAAGAGGAAGAAGATGATGATGATTTCTTTGATGATGTAGAAAGAGAATTAAAGGAAGATGAAGAGAAAGATTCTTCTCTTTCGAAAAAGCTAAAAAAGCAATCTGCCGATAAAAAGAAAAAATCTAAGAAAAAATCTAAGAAAAAATAAGTGAGATTAAAATGGGGAAAAAGAAAAAGGAAGATGTTGCAGAAAAAAATCTGTCTTTTATCATGAAAGACACGATTAATAAAACTAAGGGGGTAGACACGTTAATGCTTGGAGATGATTTTACCCCCTTAATGGTTAGAAATGTTCTTCCAACGGGACTGCCTAATCTTGACAGAATACTTTGTTTGTCAGAAGATGGTGAATGGGGTTTGCCTGTTGGAAGAATTATTTCTGTAAAAGCTAAACCGAGTGTGGGAAAAACAACCTTTCTTTTAAGAATTGCAGAACAAGCTGTTAAAAGAGGAGGGGCGGCTCACATTATAGAATCGGAAAGAGCTTTAGATGTAAAATACGCTAGAAAGATTTGCCCTTCTGTTGATGAATTTTTCATCACTCAGCCAGATACTTTAGAAGAGGCTTTTGATACTGCTCGTACGGCTCTAAATATCTGTGAAAAGGCTCGTCATGTTAATGAAAATAGAGCTCCGTTTGTTATTATTATGGATTCTTTTTCGGGGTTTTCTCCTGCGGCAGAGTTAGATGGAGATTTTTCTTCTTCGGGAAAAGCTCTTGGAGAACATGCAAGAATAGCTTCTATGGCGTGCCGTAAGCTAACTGGTCTTTTGTCTAAAGCTAAAGCCATACTTATCCTTAGCCACCAAACGAAATCAAAAATAGGAATTCGCTGGGGGAGTCCTGATACTAATATTGGAGGATCTGCTTTTGATTATCATGATTCAATTTGTTTAAGCTTTTATAGAACGAAAGCAATTCAAAATAGTAAGAAAAGAATCATAGGTCATTTCGGAATAGTTAAAACTTCTAAAAATAAGCTTTATCCTCCACATAAAGAAGTTCGGTTTAAGATTATTAATGGCAAGGGGTTCAATAGATCTTTTGCTATTTTAGATTACCTTATAGGTAAAAAGTTAATTGTTAAGAAGGGAGCTTGGTTTCATTTTAAAGAAAATCGCGAATTAAAGTGGCAGGGGGCTGAAGGTTTTGCTCCATTTATTAAAGAGTTTCCGGAGTCTAAGAAGTTAATAAGGAAATATTTATAGGGAGAAAATTATGAAATGGGTGAAAGATAAACCTAAAGAAGATGGGTGGTATTGGTATAGAAGATCAAAGAGATACAGTTCTCATTTGTGGGAAATATTTTTTTGTGAAGTAGAGGAAGGTCTTAATTATTATTGGCAAAATCAAACTTCTATGGCCTTGCCCCAAGGAGGATGGTGGGCCGGTCCTATTCCACTTCCAAAGGAAATCAACTGAAATGCTTCTTGCTATTCTTAGTGATTTACATTTAACCAATTCACTTCCCTATACAGTATCGGGAGATCTTTCTAGAAAGGATAAATTAAAGAAGTATCTCGCTCATTTCTTTTCTTATGTGCATAAAAATCAAATTGATTATCTTGTTCTTCCTGGAGATATATGCCATAGTGCCTTTCTCAATTCAGATGATTTAGATCTCCTTCTTTATTTAATAAATCATATTATCAGAAGTGGTATTCCTACTATTTTCATTTCAGGCAATCATGATTTAGATGGAAATACAAGCATCCTTTCTTTTTTGAGTGGCCAAGTTCTTAATTCAAATATTCATTATAATTCTAAAATCTTTAAAAGTTTTCAGTTTGATAATATTACTTTTGATACAATTAATTATTGTTCTCATGAAAAATTTTTAAAGAATGCTTTTTTAGCCGCAGGGCAGAAAAAGAAAACAATGTTCTCTATTTTAGTGGGGCATGTTGGAGTTAAAGGCACATTACATGGTTCTACAAAGTCTATTATAGGGGTTAAGAAAGAAGATATAGAAAGACTTTCTGAACATTATGATTTAATAATTTTAGGTCATCATCATAAATTTCAATGGATTACAGATAACTGTTTTTATGCAGGATCAATTCACCAAACAAGAATGGATGAAGTAGATACAATTCCCGGTGGGCTAATTATAACTCTTCCAACTTTAAAGGCTCACCGTATTGAAAATACATTTTCTCCAAGATTTACTTTGATTGATAATTACAAGATAGACCCAGAAGAAATTTCTGGGTCTATTGTTAAACCAATAGTAGATACAGAAAAAGTTTCTGAAGAAGACAATCTTAAATTCCTTAAGGATGTTTTAAAATGCAACCCTTATTATCTTGTTCAGCCTAGACTTAAAAGGACTTTCTTAATAGAAGAGAAGAAAGCTAATTATTCTTCTGTAAATAAAAGAAAGGCTTTGCTTTCTACTATGAGAGATTTTAAATTAGAAGAGAAAAGGCGAAAGAAATTTTACGAACATACTCTTGATATATATGAAAAAGTTAAGGGAGGGAAATGATATGGCTGAAGTAACTTCAGATAGATTTTGTGTTATTTGTGAAAATATTGTTCCTAGAGAAGAGACTGGTGTTCCTATTAAAGTTTCTCCTTCTAGTACAGTTCTTCTACATGATGGGTGTGCTAAGAAAGCTTATATGGCTTATAAATCTGAAATGGCAAGAAGAGAAAAAGAGGAGCGGGATGAAATTTGAATTTCTTAGATTAAAGGCTAAGAATTTTGTTCTATATGAAGATTTAGATTTAAAGTTTAGAGAGTTAGAAGGAAATTTAATCTTCATTGTGGGGAACAATCTTGATATTTCTGGAACGGATAGTAACTGTTCCGGAAAGTCTCTTATTGGAGATTTATTTGCAGATCTTTTATTTGATAAAACAATAAGGAGGCATTCTCAAAAAAGCTTTATTGGAGAATTTGGTAAGTGGTGCGTTTCTTCTCTTCTTATTCAAGATACAATTTCTAAAGAAAAGTATCTTATAAAAAAATTCCGTAATCATCCTAAGTATGGAGATAAGTTATTCTTTACTAAGAAAACTAAAACAGGGAAAGTTTCTCTTTCTAGAAAAACTAAGGCGGATACATATAGAGAAATTTGGAGAGTTTTAGGGATTAATTGGAAAACCTTTAAAAATCGAAATTATTTTGGGCAAGATGATTCAGAAAGATTTCTTCGAGTTACAGATACAAAAAAAGCTGAAATTATAATTGATATCCAGGATTTATCTGACTTTCAGAGAGCTAAAGATCTTTCTAATGATAACCTTAAGAAACTTAAAGAAGATTTCCAAGAATCTGATTCTAAGATGATTGCTGTAGATAAGCAATTAGAATTACTTAGAGAAATGGAAGAAAAGATTTTCAAGAAGAAAAAAGAGTGTATAAGTACAAAAGATTTAGCTTTGAAAATTTCTAAAATAGAAAAGAATATTTTAAAAAGAAAAGCAAGTAAAGAAAGAGAAGAAAAGCTTTTGCAAGAAATGAATGAAAAGAAACTAAGTTTTTCGAAAAAAAAGAATAAGCTTGCTAATGAAATCGAAAAAAAAGATAGACTGATGGCCAAAATTTTGGAGGCCGAAAAAGAAATTGGCGACTTAAAAAACAAAGTAACTGTACGGTGTAGTAAATGCGGGGCAAGTCTCGACAGAGAAAAGAGATTAAAGTCAATACGGGGGGTAAAAAGAGAGCTTGAAGAGGGGAAAAAGAAGCTTATTTTCTTTACTGAAAAAATTCACAAGTTGCGAACTAAAATTGAAGTAGAAGAACCCCTTCTAAAGAAGGCTGTTTGTAAAATTAAAACCTTTTCTTCTAAACCTGGCATAGATTTTGAAGAAAAATTAAGATCTTTAAAGGGGGAAGAAAGTAAGTTTGAGATCTTAACTGAAGAGCTTAAAGATATAAAAGAAAAGATAGAAGAGCTTCTAGGGGAAAAGTCTCTTTTGGAAAAGAAATTGAGAATTTTACAATTAAAGAGAAGAAAAAATGAATTTTCAAAAGCAGTTTTCGGTAAGACTATTCGAAATTTATTTGATGATTTTCTTAATAATCTTAACCGTTATTCCAATGTTTACTTGGATGATCTTTGCGACAATGACATTAGTGTCATTTTTGATTCAAAGGTTGAACGAAAGTCTAAAAAAATTGTTGATGAAATAAGTGTTTTAGTTTCGGTTGATGGTTCTTCTCCGAGGGACTTTAGAACTTATTCCGGAGGAGAAAAGAGCAGAGTAGAATTAGTTACCCAGTTAGTATTATTTTCTTCTGCAGATTCTAATTTCCCATTTCTTTTCTTAGATGAACCATTAACGGGTCTAGATAAGACAGGTAGAGAAAGAGTAATAAATCTTTTACAAAAAATTAGCGAAGAAGGAAATAAAGTTTTTGTTATTTCTAATAAAAATATACCAACAGGGTATGGAGAAATTTTAGAAGTGAATCGCTACAACGGGAGGTCTACAATTAAAAATGCTTAGAATATTCAAATACAGAATTCAAATAAATGACTATTTCGAATTGGATTTGCCTAGAGGAGCTAAAATCTTAACTGTAGGTGTTCAGCAAGAAGTTCCTTATCTTTGGGCGTTAATAAATCCCGAAGCTGAGTTAGAAACTAGAATTTTTCGTTTTGTAGGAACAGGACATCAAATTGAGGAGGGTGTAGAGAGTTTAAAATTTATAAACACTTTTCAAATGAGGAATGGAGCTTTAGTTTTTCATATTTTTGAAGTTATTAATTAAGAGGACTAATTCATGTCTAAGCCAAAAGGCGTTCTTGAGCAGAGAAAGGCTTTTATAGAAGGTTCTAAATTTCTAGTAAGAGCTGTAGAGAAGTATTGTAATAAGAGTGAGATTCTCGGTATAGATCCTGCAAGGGGTTCTACAGGATGGTGTTTTTTGAAGCCTTCTAAAAAAAATTGGATTGAGACGGGAAATATTTCACCTCCTAGTGAAGGATTTTCTAAGGTCATTTATGTTGAAAAAAAGATTAGGGGGTTTTATGAAAATATTTCTCCCCTTGTAGTTATAGAGGGGTATGCTATGAATGCTAGATTCGGTAGAGAATTAGCAGGAGAATTAGGGGGCGTTTTAAGAAGGCTTTTTTATTATAAGAAAAGTCCTCTTCTTGTAGTTTCTCCTCTCACTATTAAAGCATGGGTTAAAGCAAAGAGTAAAGACCAAATAATGTTAGAGATCTTAGATAGGTATGGTGTTAAAATTTCTAATAATGATGCTGCTGATGCTTTCGTTCTAGCCCAAGTAGGATATGCGGCAACCCTTATGGCAAAAGAAATCGTTAAAAGCAAAATAGAAGATCCTGAGGAAATTAGGTTATTTTTAAAAGAGGAAAGGTACAAGAAAAATCCTGGATTAAAAAATCTGTTCAGATATCAGGAAAGTTCCCTTTTTAAATTAATTATGAACCAGGGTTCTAAAGTAGAGTTCTTTTTAAAAAATAAGCCTGAGTTATAGAGAGATTAAGATGCTAGAAAAATATTTAATTTATGAAAGAGATTCAGAAGGAGAACTTTATTGTGCGGAAATTCTTTCAGGAAAGAAACTTTCCATTAAAGAACTTGAAAGAAGGGAATTTATGTCTATAGAGATGGGTATAGATTCAGGGGGAATTTTTACAATCTTAGAATTTGAAGAGGATTAAATGAAAAAAGAAGATAAAGAAAGAGTAGAAAAGTTAAAAAAGATTCTCTGGAAAAAGATTAACACGTTTTCAAAAAAACATACGAACCATTTGTTTTGTTATCCAGATGGAGTTAAAACAAATTCTAAAGGTGAACTTAGATCTTCAAGTTACCAGCAGCATATTTATCTTTGCCATAAAGTTTGCAGAAAGCCTTGTGATGCTCTCAAGAGAAGAGTTTACATTTGTAGAGAAATTGGTTGTTCTTATTATCCGATCTGCATTTCAAAACCTCGTTCAAAAATGATCTCCTTTTGTAAGAGTAAAAATTTATTTCAAGAAAGAAAAGACCTTATAAGGCTTTATAATAAATTTATTTACCTTATGAGTGTTTATAGAGGATTAAAGACTAATCCCCTTCAAACTCTTAAATACTTAGATATGAAAAAGAAGAAAAAGAAGAAAAAGAAGAGAAAGAAGAAGGAGGAAGCTAACAATGGGCAAATTCAACATAAAAAAAGTGGAAAAAAGAGCAGAAGCTCTAAACGAAGAAAGAAATAGCCGTATTAAATATTCCCTTAGAGCTAAACCCCTTCTTGAAACTATCCCCTTATCCCCTTCTAAGAAGAAACCTCTTGAAGATGGGATCCTTTTATTTGGTAAGCATAGCGGCAGAAAAATCTCTTCTCTTCTTAGAGGATATGAAGAGAGTTCTTATGTTTTAGAATATTTAGCTAAAAATGAAGATCTTCCTAAACATTTTCGTAACCAGATAGATCAGATAATCGAAGTTGTTGACCCTTGGGGGGATACTTCTATTCCCATAGATGAATTAGAAGAAAGGCCCCCTCTTTCTTTTAATGTAAGGGATGTAACGGATGAGGAGGAGGATCTTCCTTGGTAACAGATTTTAAATCTCTCGCCTTTTATTTGGTCCGAACGTATAGTTCCTAAGTGGAAAATTTTTTATAAAAAATTTAGCTGTCAAAAATAGAATTGTTGTGGCATTGTTGTTATTTCATCATCAAATTACGATTCTCATTAAATAAGTCTAAGAGTCTCTGTGCCATGAGGATCGGGTAGAGGGTAGCAGGATTGATCTTTACAGTATGTGGCAGTAGCGGAATTGGCAAGGTTACATAGGATATATATCCAACATCCTGTCATTGGTAGACGCAGATAGTGTAGAGTATATGGCTATCGGGGTGAATAGGGCAAACACACCGTCCTGATAAATTTGAGGTCTGGGCCTGAATTAACAGGAAGTGGGAATAGAATGCGTTTATACTCCCCCACGATAATAAAGCCTCTCCCGTCCAGGTTCGAGTCCTGGCTGCCACATCAAATTGTGCGCCCTCGCTGTCTCATCTAATCTGGAAGGATATAAGGGTGGTTCGTAAAAGATAGGGGTTCATGGCCTGAAAATATACGATAATCCTTAGATATGGGTTCAAATCCCTAACAGTGAAAAAATAGCGGCGTGTACACAAAGCTTGGGGCGCACACAATTTTAAGAGGTAACTATGATGGACATTATCCTTATAGACAAACTTAGATATAAATCATCCGTTGTCCCGCGAGTGGGAGAAGTAGTGGTATCACTACAACTTGAAGAGGAATGGCTGATAGAAAAAGTCGAACACATCATTAGTTTTAACTCAATCACCCAAACTCATTACTGTGATTTAGTAGAATGTAAAGTAGCCAAAGGGGAATGATATGATGGATTATTAGCAGATCATATATTTCTGCATTCTATTGTATTTACGATATCGAAGATGGAGAAGATGATGATGAAAACAAAATTGCGATTAGCTATGGCAACGGTTAAATTCATAACTAAACTTGAACCTGAAGATGGGTATTGCAAATTGAGGTTTGGTCAGATTGGAGGGGGTGGTGCTTTTGATGTAGATGAGCGCGACATCATTAATTTAGAAGATATTAATTTAGATAACGAGTTCATTCGGATTGTTACACCTGAAAGAGTCAGTAATGGTCTTTTCCATTCTATAACATTTACCAGAGAAGTTGGGTTGCCATGAAACACCAAGGGGAGAGTCATGCAACACATTATGCCTTCAGACAGTAAGGAGTCATCATCATCATGGCGAAAATACGAAACAGATACACAGGTGAAGTTATCATTGAGGGGGAGGGTTCCGTGAAGGAACTGGCAGAAAAGGGGTCTGTGGATCTAAGTGGTGTGGATCTAAGTGATGCAGACCTGAGAAATGCGAATCTAAGAAATGTGAATCTCAGGCATACGGATCTCAGGTATGCGGATCTCAGGTATGCGGATTTCAGGTCTGTGGATCTCAGGTATGCGGATCTCAGTGATGTGGATTTCAGGTCTGCGGATCTCAGGTATGCGAATCTCAGCGATGCGGATTTCAGGTATGCGAATCTCAGGTCTGCAAATCTCAGTGATGTGGATTTCAGGTCTACGGATCTCAGGTCTGCAAATCTCAGGTCTACGAATCTCAGGTCTGCAAATCTCAGTGATGTGGATCTCAGGTCTGCGGATCTCAGGTGTGCAGATCTCAGGTATGCGGATCTCAGTGATGCGGATCTCAGGTCTGCGGATCTCAGGTATGCGAATCTCGAATTTTCCAAATTTCCATCAATCCGTTTATTATCGTCCATCACTCTCGGCCAATTACCTACCGATCTTACTATTGAACTTATGCGTCGTGGTGCTTATGCGCATCCCCATCCGGAATGTTTTGACAAATGGGCAAACGGCGAAGCATGTCCATACCGAAATGAAGAAAGAGCCTGGTTTTTCACGGAATCAAGGGAATTATGGAAACCAGGTTTGCCCGAAATGACAGATCGTGAGTTAATAGTAGAGATTTGCAAGGCAAAAAATTGGGGAATAGAAGGGTATTTTAGAGGTAAATATAATAAACAGATCGCACCGGAGGGGGGAAATGATAAATAAATGTTCGTTCAATCCATTCTTTTTGGTATCACTCGTATTTGGGGTAATTCTATGCATATATGGTGAATTATCTTGGTGGGTATTTGCCCTTATCTTTACCAGCCATATCGAAACTACAATAACATTTAAAATAAAATAAAGTGAACCCACCAGACAACAGCCGATCCGTACTCACGCTGTCTAAAGACACTGAGGGAAATACAGCCTGGGTTATTGACAATTATGTCTGTGATAATTGGATCGAGGCTTCGGAATGGGATTGTGAGGTTCTGTACTGGCAAGAATTACCAGATCCGCCTGGTGAGAAGGGAGAAATGGAGCTTCCGCCTTGTGACCGGCTTGGCTGGGGTTGTGAATCGTGTGAGTGGATTAAAAAATGTCCGTTAGTGTGAAAGAAGAATTGACACAGTAAGGGATTGGAATACTTGGAGGAGGAAGTAAAATGGTAATCTGGATAACAGGAAAAGCAAATGCAGGTAAGACTACGTTAGCTTATAAATTACATAATCTTTTATTGCCCCCTTCTCTGGTATTAGATGGTGATGAAATTAGAAAAATAATTAAATCTAACTTTACAGATGAAGGCAGAAGGCAAAACATTTTAACTATTGCAAAACTTGCATCCTTATTTGAAGATCAAGGTTTAATAGTTATTGTAGCACTTATTTCTCCTAAAAAAGAATGGAGAGATGAAGCAAGAAAAATGTTTAAAGAATCTTATTTAATTTATGTTGAAGGCGGGACATTGTGGAAAAATACTACTTATGATGAACCCGATTTAGAAGAGGCCGATAAGATCTATAAGGGGTTTGGTTTAAATTCAATAATTTTCCGTTAAAAATAGGGCATGGTAGGCATAGGGCTTAACAATTTGAGGGGCGTGTGGTGCATCCTGAGGGGCTAAAAATAGGGCGATTTAAAGGCTGTGGCTTTGTTATAGTTTATTTTAAGGGTAGCTGTAAATTTAATACCATTCTGAAGGCCTCTCAGACTAACGTAGGTGGCCTCAAATATTAAAAGCAGTATGTTGGTATGTATTTTTATATAGGTGGTTACTGTGGGCAGTCTGGAGGCTTTATAGATTTTTAAAATAGGGCACAAATTTTAGGCAAAATAAAACCCCTAATCTAATCTACAAATTAGGGGCTTTATTGACCTTATTTAGAGATCTATTGTTTTTTTTTGTCTATGGGGGCATGGTTATCTTTATTATCTTTCTAATCTATATTATCAAAAATGTTCACTATGTTTTTAGGCACTCTACGATAATTACCCATTACATCTAAATCAATAATTTTAAAGGTTTCATCCACTTCAATCATTGCGTAACCCATTTCTAATATTGTATGTTTAAGATCATTAATGAACTTCTCACTCATTCTGCGTTTATTGGACATTTTTAATAAATTTTTTCTGGTTATACTATATCTTCCCTTATATTTTCCTCCAAATTTTAAAAAATATATATCAGCCAGTATTTTCGCGATATCATTTATTTCTTTGCCCATAATGCCTCCTTTTTCTTTAATATACGGAAAGCTTAATATCTTGAGAACTTGTTCTATTTAAGATCTTTTCTTTATTAAATCCTAATACTTGAACGAAGAAATCTGCAATTTGACTTAAGATTTTAATTTCGCTTTCTTTTGCATTAGGCGTAAAGATTGTCCATATGTTGTTATATTCTTCTACTTCCTTTATTTCATATTCAACTTTTAAATTTGGATTAATATGTATTTGTTCTTCTATTTCTGGAAAAATTTCTTCTTTAATAGCTTCGTAAGAAGCTTGGGGGAGCTTAGATTTCAGAAACTGTAAAGCTTCTAACACTAAAAGATAATCTTCGGAAGTAAAAGAGGAAGTTGTACCAAAAGCAGATCTTCCATCCGGAGGTCCCGTATATGTTTCTTCTAAACTTCTGGTTTTATCTTTAGCTGTATGAGTTTTATATCTTTCAAAACTATAGTCTCTTACTGGAATTTCTGTATTGTTATCACCTTGTTCTATGATTGAGCATGTTCTCTTTTTTCTAAAGGCTTGGTTTAAAATTCCATTAAGGGTTCTTTTAACAACAGTAAGCACCCAAGTTTTTTCTGAAGATTTCTCTTTATCAAATAAATGAAATCCCGCCAACAACTTCATTCTGCATTCTTGAGCCATATCTTCAGTTGTTATTCCGTGAATTTTAGGTTTTTTCTTAGATTCAAGGAGGATTATTTTATCATATTTTTTTAAAAAGGCTTCAGCTTCCTTATCGGATAAAAAAGTCATCTTTGTTCCATACTCGAAATCTTCAGTCATATTAATTCCCCCTTACTTAATTTAATTAATTTCGAAGCTTCTCTAATAAGGCCCGATATATATTTTCGGATATTTTGTCTATAGAATTTATAACAACAGAGGAAGTATAAAATTGTCCAGGTGCAGAGGTTAGCATTCCTACTCCTAAAACTTCAATTCCTGTCTTTTCTATTTTTCTAACGGTTTCTTTTAAATGACGTTCAAGAAGATAAGAATCTGAAGTTGTGTTTGCGGGCATTCCATCACTAAGAACCATAAGAATTTTTCTTTCTTCTCTTTGTCGGGCTAATCTTTTAGCGGCCCATTCAACCGCTTCTCCATCTACATTAGACTTCATTGCGTTTATAAGAGGAATAAGTTCTCTTACTTGAATATAATTTTCTGGAAAAGATTTAATGATAAGATGAAAAAGGGGAGAAAAACGGTTATAAATTAGGTCTTCAGAGGAAAGGGTTTTGCCCCAGAACTTGTTTTGCAAATCATTTAATTTCTGATAATTTTTAGAAAGATTTTTGTCTCCATCTGTAGAAAATGCCAATATTTCAAATGGAATCTTTAGGGCAAATAGCGTATCTGCAATTACAAGAAGAGTGGGGTGTAACATCCTCATTTTGTTTCCAGCCATAGACCCCGAAATATCGCAAAGAATAGATATAGCTGTATTAAGTTTTTTTCCAAGAACTCTTTTCTTATATACTTTAGAATCTCCATTAGGAATCCTGAATATTCGAGCACTATCTAATTCCCCTTCTTCTTGTTCAAATATGAAAGAACTTCTTTTTTCTGCTAAAAGTACAGGTAAAATTTTTGATTTAAGAAGTTGTGTTTGTTGGTCTATTAAAGAAGAGATTTCGGAAAATTCTGTTTTTAGATTTGCGACTGCAAGTTCCCCTTCTCTTTTCTTTTTTTGTTCATAAAATTCTTTTATGTGAGTTTCTTCATCAAAGGGTAGAATTTCTGGAGAAGGAACATGCTTATTGTTATCTACATTAAATTTTCTTACGATTTCTTCTATAAAGTTTTCGAGTTGATCCATTAAACTGTCTGGTTCTTCTTCATTATCTTCGTTAAAGAAGTCAATTAAAGTTTCAGCAAGGCCCTTATCGTCATTTTCTCTTGAGGTATTTTCTTCATCTTCTTTGCTTTCTTTATTGTTAGAAAAAGAACCTTTTTTTTCACCATTATTATTATCTTCTTCTTCAGTTCCTTCCCCTTTACTTTCTGGAGCTCCTTCTCCTTCTTCGTTTTCTTTTTCGTCTTTTTTGTCTTTTTCGTCTTTTTTGTCTTCGGGGCCATTTTCTTCATTTTTTTTGTTTTTTTCATTGTCAAACTTTTCTTCTTTTTCTTTGCTTTCTTTTTCTTTGCTTTCTTTTTCTTTGCTTTCGTTTTCTTTTGAATTTGGGCTTTTATCTGAAGAAGTTTTTTCTTCTTTATCTAATTTCTCTTTAAGTCGCATTACTATTTTCTCTGTAAGGTCAGCGGCCTGGGAGGCTCCCTTTTCTCCGGGAATCCATTTAACTTTTTTAAGTTCCTTTTCTGCTATATCTGCCATCTTTCTTACAGAAGCAGGAAAGAAGCTATCATCTATTCCTGATTGTCTATATTGGAGGCATCCTCCTAATAAGGTAGGTAGATTTTTATTTTTATTTGAGGAATTGTTGAGTAGGCTTGGAATTATTATCTTGTCTTTAATGAAATTAAGACCTGTTTCTTGAAGATTTTGATATCCAGAATAATCTTTTTTTCCTAACTTATATATTCGGATATCTTCTATGTTGTTAAAGAGACCTTTGAATTGTGTAATGATTTTACGGCTTCTTAATTCTTTTTTGAAGGAAGTATGGACAATGTGTTGGCTTTCGTGTAAAATTCCTGCAAGGGCAGGATCTCGAAGTTCTTTATTTAATTCATCAGGAATATCAGGAATCCAAATTGTTTTGCCATCAGTCATAAACCCTCCTCCTTTACAAATAATCTTAGTTCCTGTTTTTTTGGAGAAGGTTCTTGCTAATGCTTCATACGCTGGAATATATTTATGAGAAATTGTTACCACCTCCTTTTTGTAAATTTATTATATAATAATATAAGGAATTTTGGATTGCAAGGGTTATTTTTAATCTTTAAATATGTCTAAATTAGTTCGCATTAAACCTTGAATATAGTATCTGTCTGTATCGCTACAGAAATTAAGGACGGCCAATTCAGAAGAAGCATCAGGTCCAATCTTTTTCCAATAGTTTGCCCAACTGATAAGTCTTCTTAGAGAAAACTGGAATAAAATTTCTTTCGATTCATCATTTCTACAGTCGTTTGCGATTTTAACCATTTTCTTTGCTAAATCTTCTTCTATGCCTGTTTTCTTTGTAAGAATTTTAATTTCTTCTTCAGGGGCTTTGTTTTGAAATTTGATAATTAGAGAATATCTATCTCTTGCGGCGGCATTGAAATATTGTACGCCATGATATTGAAACAAGTCATCACCTAATCCTATAGTATTAGCGGTAGATATCCATCTAAAGTTAGGATGTTTAGTAACGACTTCTTGAAATGGTTTCTTACTTTCGGGGTGTAATGCTGATAAAATTACAGTTCCTTTATCTTCCATAATAGAATGTAATTCCCCACGAAGTTCAGGTCTCATAAAGTCTGCTTCATCTTCAAGAAGAATAAACCCTCTTTTCATAGCTGTTGTAATATAGCCATCGTTCCATTCCATTTGTTTTCCTGCAACAACCCATTGTCCTAAAAGCTTTGCAGAACTTGTTTCTTCACTACAAGAAAATTGGATAACCCCCCAATTTAAGATCGCCGCTAATTGTTTCACAAGACTGGTCTTCCCAACGCCAGGAATTCCTGAAAATAAAAGGTTATCTCCGGTTTGTAACGCAAAAGCTAAAGTTTCAGTTTCTTTATCTGGAAGAAGATAGTCTTGGTCGAACTGCGGAACAAACGCAGATTCTCCAATAAAGAACTTACACTTTTTGTTTTTCCCTTTACATCTCTTAGTTTTAGGAAGAGCTTTTTGTTCTTTCCCTAATTTATGGTGAACGCATCGGGCTTTACCGAAATTGATACATTTTCCATTTGGGTCAGACCGTACATCTACTTCAGCCTTTCCTATTCGGAATTTCGCCATTATTACCTCCTTTGTTTAAATTTAGCCTATAATAAATGTTAGATATTAAGAATGCAAGGGCCTATTTAGTATTCGTAAGAATTTCTCCACGAACCCTTAGTGCCAAGCCTACCAGCCCCTCTGGGGTCATATCGTCTTTAAATTGGTTATGCTTTAAAGCTCCAACAACCATTAGGTTCGATTCGTCTTCTGAAAACCCTACTCCCTTAAGAAGAGGTATAGCATCTTTCTGTAACTTCTTTAATTGCTCTTCTTTCTTCCTATTGTAGACGTTTAAAGTTCTTTCCTCTCCAAGCAAAGAGTAGATAGACCAGGATTCTCTCTTAATGTCTTTGGCTATTATTTTCTTTACCTCTTCTGGATTAAATGAGAATTTTGAATTAGTGGCATCAAATTCAAAGAGAAAAGATGGATAAATCTTTAATCCATTTTTAGTTAGGGTAAGACAACCTTTAATATTCTTTATATCTTCTTTTTCTAAAATAGAAGCTTCTGAAGTATAGGTCTTTTGTCCTGTTGTTGAAATTCTCCACTTATCTATTTCTAGAAAGTCTTGCTCAACATTATACTTATCTGTGTTAGGGAGAATTTGTTCTTTTTTTAGGAACTTAACTATTTCCGTTTCAAACTCTTTTTTGATTTTACTATAGAGTCTTTTTAATTCTTCTTCATAGAAGTCATATCCTACCTCGGTCATTTTCTTTCCCCTTCCAATGAGTACGAATGAGATTAAATTCGCAGGAGAATTCAGAACAACGACCATTTTCCCAACTTTCACATCCTCTTTCTTGTCCTTTAAAATGTTCTTCTTTCATCCATTTAGGACATTTAGTTCTGCGGCAAATATAACATGGAATCTTTTTGCAAGTATAACAGATCTCCATAATAGTTTTGCCTCTATTTTTTTGAATAAGAGGGTTTTTGTAACGTTTCCCTTTCTGGGGGATAGGAAATGGAATAGAATTCTCCCAATCATGAAAAGAGATGTCTGTTTCTCCTTGGCAAAAGGCACAATCTTGTCCGGAACATTCTATGTTTATTCCAGAGATCAGATGATATTTTGTGCCGGTATTATCTGTTTGTGTTTTAGGTCGTAAAGCCATTAGTCTACCGGATATTGTTTTCTGAGAGAATTGTATATCTTGGTAGCTTCTCTTTCTGCGTCCTTTGGGGAAAGTGCGTAGACTTTAACAGAAAATTCTGTACTTCCTTTAGAATTTCTCTTTATGTCTACAGAGCTTGTTCCCGTTTGGTTAAGTTTTAAAGGTTCAGAAAATAAAATCTGAATTTCGTTTTTTCCTTTGGCTGTTTTCTTTTTGGGCATAGTTGTCATTTTTTAATCCTCCATAAAGGTTCCTCTGATTTCTTCAATAGAATAAAAGTTCCTAAAGAGTTTTTTTTCTTCTTGTTTTCTTATAGTAGCTTCAATCATTTCATTTAGAAGACCAGAGCATTTTTCAGATAATTTACAGGATGAACAATTTAATCTAAGTTTAGAGGTTTGTTTAATTTCAAGAACATCAGGAAAGAAAACACAATCTTTTTGAGGTCTAATTCCTGTCATTCGCATACATTCTAACCAATAATCACATTCTTTCCAACAGGAATCTAAAAAATGAAAGCGACCTAAACAACTTCCGCTTTCAAATTTGAAAGTTTCTAACTCTTCTTCATAAATTTTCCTCCCTTCATCTTTTGTTAGATCAAGATTACGAAAAGATAGGTTCCAACTTTCGCATTCTCTAAATCTTTGCAAATCACATAAGAGACATTCTTCCAAGCTTTTTTCTCCAGGAAAACCAAACTTGTCACAGTCTGCTTGGGCTTTTGCAAGTCTAAATTCATACATTTCGGCACAAATAGAACCCTGTTTCGCAGAACATGTCCCATTGTAACGATTTTCTGAGTCTGAACAAATATTTCCAAGCTTACACCCTAATTTTGTGACAAAGTCACTAAGGCATTTGAGATTTTTTTCGCAGGAAAGGCAGTCTTTAGAATTTGCATCAAATTCTGTTTTTCCACAGTTTACCAATTCTTTTCACCCCCTTTGTTTTAATTTTTCTTAATTTTGTTTATGCCACTATATTATATGTTAGATATAGGGAACGCAAGTTTTTTTTAGGTACATATTAATTAATCATTAGAGTTCTTCTCATTTCTCTTAAAGAAAGAAATTCTTTTGGAATCAGAGGTTTCTTTTCTTTTTCAGGCGATTTAATGATTAAAGATTCTTCATTTTTCTTTTCTTCCATAGGGGATGATCCTTTTCTTTTTTTATAAGAAGACATAATAGGTAAGAGCGCTAACAAAATTTTTGTAATGGGATGTTTATTAAATTCGTTTTCGGCATAGTTAATAGAAATAAAGGAATTAATTTTTCTGCAGACAACGTGTAAGGTGGTGCTAAAATCTCTCATTATTATAGAAGGATCGGTTGCCGCGATATATCCAGAAGCCATTTTAGTTATTTCTTTAGGAAGAGTAAATTTTATAAGATTTATTTGTTTTTGTGTTAAGTATCCCCTTTCAACAAAAAAGTCAAAAAGATTTTCTAATAATTCTTTTTCTTGATTTCTACTGTAAAGCTTTCTTTTTAAAGAAAAAGATATTTGAAAAAGAAGAGTCCAATATTTACATATGTAGATTTCAGGAGTCTCTATTTCCTTTATGGGAATATGTTCTGCCCTTTTTTCTATTTCTCTTATCTGATTTAATGTAATTAGTTTCGTTCTTGAAATTTTAGAATAGAGGTTATCCATAAAAGGAATTGAAAAAGAGGCAGTAAATTCGTCTAAATATTCAAGGACAAATTCTACTCTTGCCCTGCTGTCTACTTCAGAACTAATTTTTAACGGGTTAAGCTTTTTCATTTTCCCCTCATTATGTATTTAGTCTATTTCTTCTTCAAAGAAAGTTTCTTTTTCTTGGTCTATTTTTTCTTTAAGAAGCTTTGAATATTTAAGAAGCTTTTTTACTTTTTCTTTGAGTTCTTTGTTTTCTTGAATTAGGGCTTTGATTATATTAACAATAGAATCTTTGTTGATTTCAAACTTAAAGTCTTTTGGAATCATTTTTCTTCTTGGCCTTGAACCTCTTGGGCCTCCGGTTTCTTTTCTATATTTTTTATACATCGCATTAATTGATTTTTGAAACTTAGGATAATTAGGAATTTTTCTTATTTCATAATTTCCACTTTCATGAAATTTAAGGAATCCACTTTCTAATGCATATCTGAACATTGAACTTAGATAGCTTATACTACATCCAATTTTCTTGGATAAAGAAACCATGTTAATGGGTGTGTCTTTTTCCATTGCTTTAAGTTCTTCCCAAATTTCTTCTTTCTTTGTTTTTTCTCCCATCATTTCTCTCCTTTTTTAAGATTAATTTTTTTAGGTTTTTGAATTATTCCAGTATGCTTATCTTTCATCTTTATCCCTCTCGAGATAGTTGCCTTTTCGCAAGTTTCAAGTAGGATTTCCATAAGAATAGAATAATTTGCTTCTGTTAAAGCACACCCTATCCATTTATTTCTTCCTTTAGATCTTCTTCCTCCGATAACATCAAGGGCAGAATCTGTAAGCCGTTTATAAACAGCGACCCCCCTTTTTTTCCAGGGATTAGGAACTCTAAGAATCTTGTATAAAACAACTCCATTTAATTTAATCGTTTCTCCATTTTTAGGTCTGGAAAATAGAATAATGGGGCTCTTAATTCTCCTCTCAATTTTGGATTTAAGTTCTTCGAAAAATCTTAATCGTAATTCTTCCATTGGTCTCCTTTCTTTGAAGTGGTTTATTGTGAAAACAGTATAATGCTTTAAAGGTTTAATACATTAAGGAAGTTAGGAAAGCAAGCTTTAATTTAAAGTATTCATATAGTATTATACTGCTTCTCTAATTTGGGACTTCTTGGGAAAATACTATTCTACAAGTCTAACATTATAATACGGGTAATGCGGGTAATGCGTATAAAACCCCTTGCGTTCTTTATATCTGTTATATAGTATAAAGCATATATTATTTAAAGAGGTTAAAATGTGATGAAATTTAGGCATGGACAATATTTTTTAAATACACAAAGGGGGTTCTTTCTCTTTAACACTTATCTTAAAAGAGGAAGAGCTTTTTTAAATGACCAAAGGATAATTGATTTCACCTATAAGACTCATCCTAAGTTAGTTAAATCTTTGTTAATTAAAGGAACCCTTGGTATAAATCCGTATGTTCAAGAAGGGGGGAAGGGGTGGAAAAAGAAAGGGCAAGAAAAATAGACAAAATGATTTTAAAGCTTCCAGTTTCTGAGAAGAAGAAAGTAATTAAGAGATTAGATGAATATGCTTCTAAACGTCTTTCGGAAGAGGGGCAAGAAATCTTTCAAAAAGAAATAGAAAAGCTTCGGAAATCTATTAAAAAGAAGTTAAAAAAGAAGAAGTTAAAGAAGAAGAAAAAGAAGAAAGGGGGTGATTAGATGAAGTGTGAAGATATTTGTGCGTTTATTCTTCTTGGAAGTTTATTAGTTTCCGTTCTTTTTCTCTCTAAAGATCAAGAGCTTCAAGTTTCTTCTCATTATGAAGAGCATGGTAGGGAGATTGCTTTACTGAAAGAAGAAATAAAGAAAAAGACTGTTCCTCATTTCTATATTCAAAAAGGAAAGGTTTATTCAGGTAGTGGCGAAATTGTTATTGCAAATAACTAAAAAAACCCTTGCGTTCCTAATATCTGCCATATATATTAAGTGCAAAATAATGTAAGGGAAAGTAATGCAAAGGAAGGTGAACTGTGGGTAAAATTATTTTGGACTGGGATTTTTGTCATTCTTCTTATAATTGTTATTAGTGTAATTAGAATGATATGGATGATGTAATTTTTATTAACCTTTAAAGAAAGGAGAATTAAAATGGGAAAGAAAGTCAAGACAGAAGAAAGGGCAGAGATTACAGCGACATTTGAAAAAGATTCAAAAAGGTTTCGTAGGTTCCTTATTGATAATAATAAAGAAGGAATAGTGGGAACAATTTATATTCCCAAAGGGAGCAAAACTCCAGAAGAAATAACTATTAGTTTTGAGGAGATAGTAGGGGAGAGATCAGAGTAGTTTTCTTATAGATGAAGAAGGAATTATGAAGATAGAAGAAAAATCTTTGATGAAGGTGTTCCTATAAACACTATTGCAATGATGAATCGATGAATAGGAAACTTTAATAAGCTATAATAGGAGAAAAGAATCTTATGGCTAAGAAATTTTGGAGAATAGATTGTTGGATTCCTGTGGAGGCGGAAGAACCACAGGTGTACGAGAACTTTATTGATGCTCAAAATGATGCAGAAAATCATTTTGGCCTTATGCAACCTGAAAATATATATATTGTGAAGTGTTGCAAGGAAGATGGTAGCGATTTAGACTAAAAAAGGGGGTATAAGCCAGTGTCTATCTTTATAGCTGGAGGAGTATATAATAATGAATTTTTCTTAGTTCGTCCTACGGGAGAGAAGGCTCTCCCTTATGTATCTTCTCATCCTCATGGTATGTTAAGAAATTCAACTAAGCATCATTCTCATTATTATAGATTAGAAGGTGAAAGTTTATATTTAGAGAATGAATCTTGGGAAATTTCCTGTGCTAAAGTCGGTGCTCCTCGGGTTGTTAATCTTTCACAAGATCAGCTTAAAGAAATTGAAGAATCTTTTAAAAAATATGATTATAAATAACCCTTGCATTCCTTATCTCTGTATATTATTGTTAGGTAAATAATAACAAAAGAAAGGGGGTGTAAAGAAAATGGCGAGAAAAGGAAGATTTAGCTATGGTGATGCAGAAAAAGCTTCTATTCTTATAACTAAATCCTTAGATGGTTATAAAAGACTTTGTCTCTGTGGGTCTTTTAGAAGAGAATGTAAGACCGTAGGGGATCTTGATTTCGTTGTAGTTCCTGCAGATTTAGAGATTCTTAAGTCCTCTATTAAATCTTTAGCTGAAGAGGTTTTAACGGATGGAAATAAGTCTTGTAGAATTATTCTTAAGGGGGGAATCCCTATTCAAGTAGATTTTATGATAGTTGGAGATGACTATTTTGATTCTGCGGTTCTTCATTCTACAGGCAGTAAGGTGTTTAATATCAAATGTCGGGTAAGAGCTAAGGAGATGGGGTTCAGGCTCTCTCAGTATGGACTATTAGATTCGGAAGGGAAGAAAGTGGCAAATACCGAAGTGGATATTCTGCGGGCGGTGGGGTTGGTGGATCATCTTAGTCCTGTTAGAAGAAACTTATTATAGGGGGAAAGTGTGGAAGAATTTGATAGTTCAGATAGAGAAGTTGTTGTTGGCCTCATAGTTGAAGATGTTGGGGGGGAACTGGGAGTATGTGGAATTCTAGAAGACGAGACCCATGTCCCCCTTTTCCCCTTTGACTTTCAAGAAATGATTGCCCATAACTATTCCTTTGTTGATTTTTTGGGACTAACCTTACAAGAAGTCTATGAATATAAAAGGTTTAAAGATTGGATGGCTAATCCAGGAGAAGTTCTTAAAGTCTTATGGGGAGAAGGATAATGCCAAAGAAGAAGAAAGAAAAACTAAAGCTTGAGAAAGATCAAAAAGCCTTTATTGAGAAGAAGGTGAAAAAGTTAGGAACCGTAAAGAAAGTTGAAGCTTTTTATCGATTAGACGATACCGTTTCTAATTATGCCAGAGAGTTAGTTAAGGAACTAAAGCTTCCTGAGAAATAATTCTCTCGCCTTTTTTTATAATTGAACGTTAGAGAGAGAAAGAAGAAAGATCAAATGTTCTGAGGAAGAAGGTCGGTATGGTAAGATCTAAATTCGTGATCAAAAGATTTGATGGAGATGATGAATGTTCTTGGGCCGTTTTTTACCGGAAAGATGTTAAGAAAAAGGGTTCTCAAATCTTTTATGGACAAGCGAAACCTGTAGTTTCTGGATGTTCAAAAAATGAAGCTCAGTTCTATAAGAAGAAATTTGAAAGAGAGGACATTCCAGATTAAATAACCCTTGCGTTCCTTATATCTAACATTAATAATAGGCCATACTTTAAGCAAAGAAAAAGGGGGTGAAAATTAATGCCAGTCTTTAAAATTCCTGTAAATTGGGAAGTGTATGGGATAATGGAAATTGAAGCTTCTGATATAGAAGAGGCAATAAAGAAAGCCGATAATTATCCCTATCCTCCAATAGAAGATAACACGGGGAGTCAAGAAGTTAATTTTGAACTAATTGAGCATTTAAATCCGGGAGTAGAAGTTAAATCGAATCCAAATTTAGGCATAGTCAATATTAGATGTCCTAAATGTGGAGAATTTCTCTATAGGACAGAAGCGGATGGATTATGGTGTAGAAGGAAATGTTATGAAAGTGAGCTTAAAGTGTGGGAAGCTGTTGAAAAATCTTTTAAAAAGAGTTAAAATAAAGCTTGTGTTCCCTATATCTAACATATAATATAGGGCCACAATAACAAAAGCGAATGGCCTATACAGGCAAGAAGGACACTGAAATCCTTTAATAGACTAAGGAGGTAGTACAATGACGGCAAAGGCGAGGAAAAAGTCGGCAAAGAAACCGGCCACGAAACCGGCGGCAGAGGCGATGGGGGGGAAAAGCTATACCTTCATCAGTAGGGATAAGTCTTCAGAGGTCAAGATGAATGCTCCCACAAAAGGGAACAAGGCTTCAGAGGTCGTATTTCGGGTACTTAACAAGGGCGAGCTTCCCAAGGGCTTAAAGCTTCAGTATGCGGATTCCTATAATGCTCACTTCATTAATCGGAAAGGGAAGAATGCCTGCGGAAGCTTTAATGTCAAAGACCTTCTGGTTATCAATGGTATCGCTGATGAACTGGAAGCGGCTGGAGTCAAAGGTATCATCAAGCCCACTCAGAAGTCCTATAGGGCAATCAAGGTGGGAGGTTATTCTTCTGGAGAGTTGAAAGCCCTGGCAGATAAGATCGCTATGGTGTTAGGGATAACAAAGTCCAAGAAGAAAGAGGCTGGTGCCGGTGTTCCTGCTAAAGTAGGAGCCTAACATCTAACATAGAGCCTCTTCCCTTTTGGGGAGGGGCTTTTTGGAGGAAGAAAATAGAGCATAGAAGATAAATAAAGAACTTGTGTTCATAAGTTCCCTTTTATATAATTTAGGTAATATTAACTAACAGAAAGGGGGGCTATATGGAAAGCGAAAAATGGACAGCAGGTCAAATAAAAACGAAGTTAGTAGAGGATGATGCTTGGGTTTGCAGAGGATTGCTTGCGATTTATAAAAAGCAGACCCCAGATGAACAAACAAGCGAGACTACGAACCACAATAACGGAGTAGGATTTAATCGTATTGATGCTGAATTTCTTTCCAGTCTCGCTAAGTCTTTTATGCGGTACGGAACCTTAACTCCAAAGCAGATTCATTACGGGAGGAAGAGACTTCTTAAATATACAAAGCAATTAGTTAAGATTGCGAACCAAGAAATTTAAGGAGGGACAAGTTATGAATATAGGCTCTTTTCCTGCAAGAAAAAATGGTCCAATCCCTTGTGACCTTTTAGGAGACTTATATGTCACCTTTAAGGGGAAGAAAAGAAAGATTCGTGTTTTTACGTTTTCTAATAGAGATTCTAGAAGTACAGGTCTGGCAAATACGGTTTGTCATTATCAATTTTACAAGAAGAATAATTGTCTTTCTGGAGATATGAAACAAGTGGGGATTAATACTCTCTATAAAGTCCTTGGTCTTCCCTTTAGGAGAGATCAAACAACAGGAAAAGCTTTTACAGTTCCTATTCCTAAGAAGAAAAGAGTAAAGAAAAAAGTAAAGAAGAAAATAAAAAAGGGAGGTGAGAAGAAATGAAAAGGGGGATGTTAGTTACGATTGTTATTTCTGGAGTAATGTTCTTAACGAATCCTGCTTTAGGAGAGCATTGAGGAAGTAAAATCATCCAGGTGGGTGATTCATCTTATTCTATAAGGAAGAAGTGTGGAAAACCAAAAATGAAAGAACAAATCTCTTACGGCATTGATGGCATAGGGAAGACTGTAGAAAAGTGGACATATCGTAAAACAAAGAATATGCTTACGATTATAACGATTAGGGACGGTAGAGTTAAGAAGATAGAGAAAGAGGCGAATTGGTAAGAAGATGAGAACGGAGGGTAATTAATGAAAGTAATCGTTAATGGAAAAGAAGAAGAACGAGAGGTCGTATCTGTGGAAGGTAAAAATGATGATTTTATTTTCAATAAAGGATATCAAGGGCCTTATTTTGCAGTTCCGCGTCTTTTTAATAATGAAAGGTTTGTACGAACAATAGACGGGAAAGTTATTATTATAAAGGATAATTAACGAAAGAGAAAAGGGAAGAATCTATATGTATCACTGTAGGAAGAAGGATAATAAAAAAAAGAGAATAAATACAAATGTCTACTAAAAAGAAGATATTTAGCAAGGTTTCGTGTAAGACTTATGAATGCTTAAGATGTGGAAATAAAGTCAAAAAGCAAACTAATCATTTTGGAGAAATTTATCCATTCTGTTTTTATTGCCAATCACAAGTTCCTCATAAATGTTTAGATCCTATACCTAAAGATATGAAGGTTCCTAAACCGTGGAAGATGGCGAAAATTGGAGATATATGTGGAATATCATCTTTGTAAGACTTAAAAAAAGAGGTTGCATTCCTTATTTCTGTATATTATTGTTAGGTAAATAATAACAAAAGAAAGGGGGGGTGTAGCAAATGAAAAAAGTTAAAGTTACTCTAACGGATATTAAAGCGTTTTTCTCAAGGGAGGCCCGTGTCGTTTCTGCCAAAGAAATGAAAGAGCTTAGCGTGGATGATAAGTTAGAGCTTAAAGCTCTGCTGGCCGCGGAGTTAGCTTCTTAAGTAAATAGTGATTATGTGATGCGGTGCAGGGGGAGAGAATAATGCACTTTGGCATCTTGGCCATCTATAAAACATGACCTTGAGCAAGGACATGTGGATACCCTGTCGGTGAAAATCCGGCCATCACTTAATTTTTTTAAAACCGGAGGTAATTGATAATTAGATGCTCATTTGCATCTATAATACCCAGGTAAAATTGTGGTCAAGGTCATGGTCAAGGTCGAGATCAGGATCGTGGTCCTGGTCCTGGTCAAGGTCAGGGTCATGGTCCTGGTCAAGGTCAGGATCAAGGTTAAGGTCGTGGCCAAGGTCAGGATCAGGATCATGGTCAGGATCATGGTCAAGGTCGGGGTCATGGTCGGGATCAAAATCAAGATCAGGATCGTGGTCATGGTCAAGGTCGGGATCGGGGTCAGGATCATGGCCAAGGTCAGGGTTTATAATAAATCATTAATTTTAAAAACGGAGGTAATTGATAATTAGATGCTCATTTGTATCTATAATTCACAAGCAAAGCTGTGGCCATGGTCAGGGTCAGGATCAGGATCAGGATCATGGTCAGGATCAGGATCAGGATCGGGGTCAGGATCATGGTCAGGATCATGGTTAGGATCATGGTCAAAGTCGAGGTCAGGGCCATGGCCACGATCATGGTCAAAGTCGAGGTCAGGGTCAAAGTTAGGATCCTGGTTAGGATCATGGTCAAGGTCATAATAAATCATTAATTTTAAAAACAGGGGGGTACTACAATGAAAACAAAAACTATCGAAGTGTCATTAGCAACCTACGAACGAATCAAAGACCAACTGAAAGAGGATGAAGCAGTAGAAATAAATGAGTTGGATGATTTGATAGGCACAAACGTATTTGTACGCGAGGTAACTTATCACCTTGTTGGCAAGGTTGAACGGCGACTTAAAGGAACAAATTTCTTCCAGTTATCACAAGCCTCATGGGTTGCTGATAGTGGCAGGTTTATGAATGCAATTAAAGATGGGGAACTAAACGAAGTTGAACCAGTTGGAACGGCTTTTGTAAACTTTGATAGCGTTACTGATTTTTTCCCATGGGTGCATGAATTACCAACAGAACAGAAATAAAATCATTAATTTTGAAAGGATGTAATTAATTAAATGTTCATTTGTATTTATAGTGCCCAAGCAAAATTGTGGTCAGGGTCAAAATCAAGATCAAGGCTAAGGTCAAGATCAAGGTCAAAGTCAGGGTTAGGATCAAGATCAAGGCCAAAGTCATGGTCAGGATCAAGATCATGGCCAAGGGCAAAGTCATGGTCAAGATCGGGATTAAGATCAAGATCAGGATCAGGGTCAAGATCAAGATTAAGATCAAGGCTAAAGTCAAGATCAAGATCAAGGCCAAAAATAATCAGGGTTATAATAAATCATTAATTTTGAAAAGATGTAATTAATTAAATGTTCACTTGTATTTATAGTGCCCAGGTAAAATTGTGGTCAAGGTCAAAATCAGGGGCAAGATCAAGGCCAAGGCCAAAATCAGGATCAAGGTCAAGATCAGGATCGTGGCCTTGGTCATGGTCGTGGTCAGGGCTAAAGTCGTGGTCAAGATCGTGGTCAAGATCAAGGTTTAGGTTAAGATCAGGATCAAGATCAAGATCAAGATCGGGGGCAGGGTTAAAATCAGGATCATGGTCAAGATCAGGATTATGGTCAAGATCGTGGTCATTGTCAAGACCGTGGTTAAGTCAGGGTTAAGGTTAAGACCAGAGTTATAATAAATCATTAATTTTAGAAAGGGAGATAAATGAGGAGAATAACTGTAAATTCTTCTGTTATTATTACAACAGCGGAAGATATAGACAAAGAAGAGGCGGACCGTTTAGTTTACGATATAGAACAAATTCTTAACAAGCAGTTCCTTCAGAGAATTTACCTTTCTGAACTTGAAGATAAAGTTAGAGTTTCTTCTAAAATTAGATCTTGCTTTCTTAGATTTCACTTTAGGGAGGTTATATGATATGATATCAATATCAGTAATATCAATAAATAGAATAAATGAGTAGTAGGAAACCTACTTCGTTTCTTATGTCGTTATGGCCTTGGCGATAAATAAGAAGCCGGTTTCCGGAGAGGGTAGAGAATTTAAGTTCCCCTTGGTTCTCTACTCTCTTTTTTTCTTTATTTACAGAAGATCTTTAATCATTAGCTTATATTAAGAAGATTCGATTATTTAATACCCTATACCTTGCCCTTAGTTACCCTAACGAAGTACGTCTACGTTGTCCTCAGAGCCCAGAAGAGCTATATTGATATATAGTATTAACCCTATTTTACAAGCTAACTAATAAAGGATTTAAGATAAATAAAAAAAGAGATTGCGTTCCCCTGTTCTATGTTATATTAGTTACTTAATATTAATTAATAGAAAGGGGGAATAAAATGCTCGAACTTAAACCTAAACTTAAACTTAAAGAGAAAATAATAAACAGAAGACTGGATAAGCAATTTAAAGAAACTACCGAAGGGGGATATTCAGGAGCCGGTTTACAATCTTCCGAATGTCCTTGGTTAGAAGCTATACTTAAAGGAGGAGGTCCAGAACCAACTTGCGTAGATTTAGATTGGGAAGATAAGCTTTATTTAGAAGAAGCTGAATATACTTATCTAAGAGGAGGTTTATGTCCTACTTGTAGAGGTTTCGGACACGACGAAAGAGGTATATTCGTAAAATGTGCAGGATAAATCTCTAATAATAAAGGAGAAAGAAAATAAAAAGAAAATAAAGAAAAAGAAAAAAAGGAAAAATATAGGGTTAGTTCCTGAGAAGATCGAAGCGTTATTAGATGAGTATAACGAGGTTCAGGAAGAAGAAGAAATAGAAGAAGAAATAATAGAAGATAAAGAAGAATTAAAAGGTTTTCTCGCTGATATTCAAGATAGTATAGTTCGTTCTTATAAATAGATTATTACAAGATGTAGAAGTTAATATAGAAGAACTAATTAAGATTAAGGAAAGAAAAGAAAAAGGAGGGCCGGTAAAATGGGGATACGATATTATTTTAAGAATTCTGAAGGGGATATAAAGCTATCCGGTTTATTAGCGCAAGCCTGTGTAGAGTTAGGGTTCTGGAATACAAGAGATCCTGAACTTATATTATCATGGGAGGAGGTCGAATCTGTAATCAGCTATATGTTAAAAAGATATAGTAATTCTACGTCTCTATTGTGTAGATTTAAGTTAGGGGTCTTATTAATCTGGTTAGCGACTCACGATGATAACGATGTTATATCTTTTTCTTAGAAAGAAACCTAACATCCTATTTCATAGAAATAGGACGCTGATAAAGATTAACCGAGATCATATAGGATATAAGATCATCTCCTTCTAAGTAAAGACTCCTCTGTAGAGGAAATCTGTAGAAATTATTATAGGTACCGAGTTTATTATAAGGTACTAATAATAATATATATAGATATAGATATAGATATAGATATAGATATATAGAAGAGTATATCTCTTCTCTCATCTTCTCTCTCTCTTCTCATCTCATCTCATCATAAGATTTCTCTTTAAATCTCTTCTCTTTAATAATAATCTCTCTCTTTAAATCTCTCTCGATCATAAGATTTCTCTTTAAATCTCTAAATCTCTAAATCTCTTCTCTTTAATAATAATCTCTCAATATCCTCAATACTTCTTAATTTAGAAAAACCACATAGCCCCTAAGAAAAAAGTGGCTCTTTTAGAATGAGGGAGGTTAGAATAAAGAATCTCTTTTAGAATAAAGGAGGTTAGAATAAAGAATCTCTTTTAGAATAAAGGAGGTTAGAATAAAGAATCTCTTTTAGAATGAGGGAATAAGAGAAGATAGGCCCTTGTCTTTTTCTTTCTATGATCCTGAATCCTTAACAAAAGGTTTTGGCAAAATATAGATCCCCCCAGACCCTTACCTCATAAATTTCTATATTTAGGGGCTTGCCCCCTATAACCAAATTCTAAATAACTATCTGTAATTATTAGAACTTTTTTTTTAGGGTGTTTTTCTTGTCGAGGTTCTTTTTATTTATGATTCTTCGGGACTAACGATTCTTTAGTTTAGACTTTAGATAATAGATCAAGACTTTGTTCATTTGATCGCCTTTTGGCATAATCTTGTCTTCCCCAGATTCTCGCCTTTTTATATGATCGAACGTTAGAGAGAGAAAGAAGAAAGATCTAAAATTATTGATCAACGATCAACGATCTCTCTGAATAGAAGATTCAGAAGAAGAAAGATCTAAAATTATTGATCAACGATCTCTCTGAATAGAAGATCTAAGATTATTGATCACTGATCAACGATCTCTCTGAGTAGAAGATAAAAAAAAAGCTTGCATTCCTAAAGTCTGTATTATATTATGTTTTTAACTTTTTAATTAATATTAATTAACCTAAAACAAGGGGGCATTTCATGCAATTAGTAAAGGTAGATGAGGGTTATGGTAGCTTCAAGCATGTGTTAGATGATATGTGTTTATATCCCCAGCAATGTCCGTATGTTGAGGATGACAGCGGTGGGCCTCAGCCTCCGTGCTTGGCAATCAGTATCGATAGGGTAAAACCCACCCCTCATAGGTATTGCGATGAGGCGTTGCAATTTGTATGCTATAAAAACCAGAGATATGTAGTTTGTACCGCTAAAAAATAGTACCTGTCTCAAGTTTTAACAAGGGTATTAATTTACCATACCCTTGTTAAAATTTTTTAAAGAAGATCTAAAATCATTGATCAACGATCTCTCTGAATAGAAGATCTAAGATTAATGATCTCCCCGAATAGAAGATTCTCAAGAAAATCATTAATTATTGATCACTGATCTCTCTGAATAGAAGATTCTCAATGAAATCAGTGAAATCAGTGAAATCAATGAAATCAACGAAATCAGTGAAATCAGTGAAATCAACGAAATCAGTGAAATCAGTGAAATCAATGAAATCAATGAAATCAGTGAAATCAATGAAATCAGTGAAATCAAAGAAATCAAAGAAGTCAGTGAAATCAGTGAAATCAATGAAATCAATGAAATCAGTGAAATCAGTGAAATCAATGAAATCAGTGAAATCAAAGAAGTCAGTGAAATCAATGAAATCAGTGGAATCAATGAAATCAGTGGAATCAATGAAATCAGTGAAATCAGTGAAATCAAAGAAATCAGTGAAATCAGTGAAATCAATGAAATCAAAGAAATCAGTGAAATCAGTGAAATCAATGAAGTCAGTGAAATCATTAATTATTGATCATTGATCTCTCTGAATAGAAGATTCTCAGTGAAAATCAGTGATTTCTTTTGAATGGAAGAATCTTAAGGAAATCAAGGATTTCTTTGAATAGAAGATTCCCAAGGAAATCATTAATCAGTGATTTCTTTTGAATGGAAGAATCTTATTTGATAAGAAATCAGCGGAGTCCTTTCTTTAGAAGAGTTAGTGACTTCCTTATCCTGGCAGAGGAACTGCCGCTTCTGCCGAAAAGGGTTAATTATCTATATCCGTTAATTAGCTTAGGTATAAAAATCTAAAAAGGTTAGGGCCGAAGTTCTATTCTTATTTCTATTATCCTTATTATCCTTATCTTTTCTTATATCCCTACCTCTATCCTTATATCTACCCTACCCTTGGGTATACCCTATCCCCCTATCGAGCTCCCCCGTTGCTCTCAGAGATTGTAGATCCTATATTTATTATTATCCCAGAAATTTTTTATATCATATATCTTATAAGATCTTGCCTTTCTCTATTTTAGAATGTTTATTCTTAAAAGATCATAGTTCTGGGAAGGTAGAATATAGATATCCTACTTATAGACCATAGATTATTAATCTATTCTCGCCTTTCTATAGAAATGAACGTTAAGATCAGTAAAGATCTGCGCTCACGGATCAGGGATCTCGTGTTTCTTACTGATCGAACGTTTCTCTTTCTATGGAGGGCCGATCGGTAAATATAGCTATAAAAACTTTTTAGTTACCTAAAAACATAATATAGGCTTATTTATTAAATACAATACCAAAAACTTTATATAGCTACAAAAACTTTATATAGCTATATTCATTAAATGCCATTTATTTTCTGTGGTGCATTAAATGCTATTGCACAAAGTATGCCAAAAACTATGGTAAATAAAAAAATAGGTAGTTTTTGGTTATTTTGAAAATGTGGGGGCTATGCGTAGGTTTTACTGTAAGTTTTATGTATGCACAAAGTATGCCAAAAGTAAAATAAAAATAATTTAAACTTTTGTCAAAATAATTGCAAAAAATACTTGACAAAACTTTTGTCATGTTGTATCTTTTAAACCGCACCACACATAAAACCATAACCAAAAGGAAAAACCTTTTGGCCCTTATCCTTGCAAAAGCGCAAGTTTTGGTATTTTGAAAGTCCATTTCATTAAGGTTAATGCCAAGATAAGTATCTGATAAATAAACCTTGTGGTGCATAAAGGGGGAACAGTATGACAACAACAACACCAAAAAGAATTAATACAGGTAATAAGGCAAGTAAACCAAAGGCTAAAATGTTATCTTTTTTAGCCTTGCCGAGAAGAAGTGTTGACAATTCAGTTAGTTTACACTTAAACGGCAAAAGTAAAACTTTTGCCCCCATGGCTATAATTCCTTTAAAATCTACCTTGGAAGAGGTAGATAATATCGAAAAAAACCTCAAAGAGGTTTTGGCATATTGCTTTAATGCCAAAACTACTAAAAGCCTAAACCTAAGACTTATGATTAACACTTCAGCGTATAGCGGTGGGAACCGCTTGGGCTTGTGCAAGGGGAAAGGCAATAGTGTCCAGTGTGTCATAAGCAACACTGGAAAACAGTTGACCTTCCAAAGGCAAGCAAATATTTTGCCTTTGGAGAAACTTGACGCTTTTGCTAAAACTTTGGGCATGGCGCAAATTAACCCCAAAGGTAATCCTACGGGTTCTTTTTGCGCCTATAGCGTATACAACGTTAGCAAGGCCAAAAGCCTTGTTGACAAGGCCCTTGAGTTAATAAAGGGCTAAAGGCATATATAGGTATAGTTTTGCCATGTATAAGGCCACCACGTAGTTATTATGGCCTTATACATGGTACTAAAAACAAAGGGGGAAGGTATTATTTATGGACTACTATGATAATGAAAGTGATGAATATATGAAAGCCTTGACTTTTGGCTATATATTACCTATGCCAAAAGTTAATGATATAACCTTCGGTATGAGTGAGTATCAGGTGGTAGAGGTGGAAGATATAAATAATGCACAAGAGGAGGAAATTGAATGGATAATCTAATTTTGTTTAGTTGCTTGACTGTTTGGGCTTTGGTATTCGTTTTTATACTTATTAAACTTGATAAGTATATATCGGATTTCATATACAAGTAAAGTTTTGCTTACAAGTAAAACAAGTAAAGTTTTGCTTACAAGTAAAACAAGTAAAACAAGTAAAGTTTTGCTTACAAGTAAAACAAGCAAAACTTTACTTGTAAGTAAAGTATATATATGCACAACAAAAAATTTTTTACATGGGGCTTGCCTCCCCCCTTTTTAATTCGAGGAAGATTTTTCTAACTGCTGAAGTAAAATTTCTAATAGATAGTTTCTTTCTTTCTTCAATTCGAGGAAGATTTTTCTAACTGCTGAAGTAAAACTTCTAATAGATAGTTTCTTTCTTTAATTCAGGGAAGATTTTTCTAACTGCTGAAGTAAAACTTCTAATAGATAGTTTCTTTCTTCAATTCGAGGAAGATTTTTCTAACTGCTGAAGTAAAACTTCTAATAGATAGTTTCTTTCTTTAATTCAGGGAAGATTTTTCTAACTGCTGAAGTAAAACTTCTAATAGATAGTTTCTTTCTTTAATTCGAGGAAGATTTTTCTAACTGCTGAAGTAAAACTTCTAATAGATAGTTTCTTTCTTTCTTCAATTCGGTGATATTTTTTAAGACTGGCAAAGTCTATAGGTCAATAAATACTTCTTCAATTCGGGGAAGATTTTTCTAACTGCGAACAACTGCGAAAATTTGCAAATAAACGGAAGAAATTGGAGAGAAGGCTCGGGGATAAAAAAAGGTATACTTAGGCATAGCTTAAATAAAGAAGGAGGCGGAGACATAGTTTAAATAAAGAAGGAGGCGTAGCAAGGTATGCTTATATAAGCATATTAACGAAATAAATCATCAAGAAGATTATAAAGATAAAGATCTTTCTTTCTTTTTCTCTTCTTTAAATTCTTGACAGAAATCATCCATTTCTGACCAGTATAAATCTCTTATTGTTATCAGATCCTTTTTAGGATCTTCTTTATTATAAGAGGAATCATCAGAGAGAATTGATATAGCTTGTTCTCTTGATATATTATGCTTTTTACACCAGAGATCTAAATTTTCTAACCACTGATTATATCTTTTTCTATTGAACATAATACTTTCCTTAGTTTTTAGGAAAAATAGTTTCTAAATGATTTCTTACTATTTCTTTTTCTTCCCTAGACATTGTAAATTTAGGAAATTGCATAAATTCATTTATACATGATATAAGAGAACTTGATTCTACTAATTCTCTAAAACATTCTTCGCAGATATATCCGTAGACAGAAGAATATCTTTCGCATCCAATATTTTCACAGTTTAATCTATTACATTTCATTATTCCCATTTTATCGACCTCTATATTCCCAGAAAACTATATTATCTTCTGGGAAAAGATTATTATAAAAAATACCTGAAGGGGTGCTGAAGTAGGTGAATTCGAGAATGATATTGTTTCTTTTTAGATTTAGAGATTTATTTATTATAAAATTCAGAATAAGAATGATCTGATTTTTTCTTAAGAAAGGGAGATCTGGAATATCTGCAGAATCATATTTAATTTTATCTCTTGTATATATATAATTTCCGGATATAGAGAAGAATTTTTCTTTATTAATATCCCTTACCATTGCTCTCTTTTCTTTAACTACATATTCTATCGTAAAAGAATTATCTTCTTCTTCTATTAGGATATTACCGGCTAATCTTCCGTTATCAGGAATTTCTGCATCTATAAGACAGGAATAATCTGAATTAAATTTAGGGAGATTTTCTTTTAGAGAATCGAGAGAGAGGTCCGTAATATGTGGATTTTGTGCGGATTCTTTTTTAGATATATTAGAATAACTATAGGTTCTAATATTATAGATTTGATCCGGATTATTAATCTCTTTAGCCCAGATAAATATATCCTCTATATCCTTTTCTTTTGAATTTATAGGAAGAAATCTAAATCTAGGGATATTAAAATTGTGATCTTTTAATTCTTCTATTCTTCTAAACTTTTCTTTATTTTCTTTAGATAGAAACATATCATTCTCCTAATATAAGATTACATTTTTAGCAGCTTCTATCGCTAGAAGATGATAGTCTTTAAACCAAACTAAAGGAAGATTTATTTCTTCTTTATATTCTGTAAACATCTCTTTTGTCGGAGGAAAAGGCTTTTTAGTTTTATTTAACCAATCTACGAAATCTAATTCTTGTCCCCAATATCCTACTTTCTTAGGCTTAATATTATTCGTTATAGCTATAGATTCTTCTAAGGCTTTCTCTGTTCCTAGATTAGACCAGATATCTATAAATAAGAAATCAGGTTCTGTCTTAAATTCTCCTACTTCGAAGGCGTCTCCTTCGTAAATTATTACTTTATCGCTTCCCCACTTTTTACCGTAATCTTTTATCATCTCTATTAGATCATGATCTTTTTCTATTACAGCTATATCTGTTACATCTTCTTTATTAATTAGATTGTATAAATATACTCCCATTCCTAACCCTGCGATAACAACTCTTCCAATTGCAGACATAATATGCGGAGTCATAGATTCTAGCTCCATAGGGGTTAAAGACATCCAGACTTTTTCTTCTTTAGTTAGGATATAATTTTCAAAGTTATAAGAAGGTTGTAAGCCACTAAAATATCCTCTTACAATAGGGGGAGAGAAACCTTTCTTTATTTTCCAGCTATTTAAACTGGTTTCTTTATAATCCGGAATCAAAATTTTATTTTTTTGCATTTTTATATTTCTCCCTTTAAGATATTAATAACTTTAACGACTTTTTAGCTGATTTTGTCAAAAAAGACTTAAATTTAAGGATTTTTAGAAAGGTTATAGCTTGTTTATAGCGAATTTCAGGAGATTTAGATGATTTAATTATAGAAAGATCATCTTTTAGTTCTTTTTTAAGGCCATATAAGGAGACTAATCTATATGATTCTTTAAGACTTTTAAATCCTGTCTTCTTATCTTTATCTAAGGCGGTTATCGCTCTCTTGTTAGAACTCGTCTTATATTTCTTTAAAAGAATTTTTAGGGACTTAAATTCTCTGATAAGATCTATTGCAGATTTTTCGCTTATACCTTTAACCCCCTTAACATTATCTGTAGAACACCCTCCCAGAACTAGAACGTCCTTATATTGTTTGGATGAGATTTTATATTCTTCTTTAAATTTCTTAGCGGTATATAAATCAGGGTTTACCCCTAATCTTAGCATTTTTACTCGGTTAGGTTCTAGTAGTTGAAATAAGTCATGGTCATTTGTTAAGATAATACATTCTTCTTCTTTAAAGATCTTGTGCGTATAGTATTGTAGAATATCGTCTGCTTCAAATTTAGTCGTAGTAACTTGTAAAATGCCTATCTTGTAGAAGAAAGATTGTGCTAAAGATAAAGCTAGATTAAATTCTCTTTCTGTATCTGGATCTTTCTTTCTGTTTTTATATTCGGAATTTATTTCTTTTCTTAATTGTATTCCGTTATCTTTATGATATACTGGATCATAACAGATTATAACTTCTTCTATTTTAAATTTTCCATAAGCTACGAGAATAGATCGTAACATACCGTATAAAACTCCGGTATTTAGAGAAACTACACCTTCTTCTGCTATGATTTGATTAATTTTACCTTCTATTCGACTATTTTCCTTAATATTAATTATTCTTCCAGAACCGTCGCTTACGAATTTATTTTCTTCTTCTTTCTTTAAAGTTACAGTTTGTTCTTTAACCTTTTTAGATAAGTACCCTAAATTCTTAACTAAAATTGTTGATTTTAGTTCTCTAAATTTATAGAAGCTTTTTCTTGCTAGTAAATTTCCATCTATAATTAATTTTCTTCTTTCTTTTTTTTCTTTTTTCATATGTAAATTTTTCTCCTTTAGCGAAAAAATAAGCCCATAAATATACTTAAATATACCATTTTCTTTTTTTTAGACTTCTTCAGAGAAAGATTCTTCTCTCTTTTCTTTATTTTATTACAGAAAGTTTTTCTCTAATTTTTTTCTTGTCAAAGTAAAAAGGTATGTTATACTATAATTAATTTAAGATAATTGTAAATTTTAAAGACTTTTTAGGAATGAATTTACCTAGACCCAGAAAAAAAATAGCTCCTTCGGTCGAAAAGAGCAGATCTGCCGTTCTTACTCCAGAGGAACATATTCTTCGACAGCTTTCTCTTCGCTATTTTGTCGATCAAACCCTCTCTTTAAAAGAAGTAGCTCGGAAACTTGATACAACTACAAGGAAATTAAAGAGCTTCTTTAAAGACGAAGGATATCGAGAAGAACTTAGTGAAAGGATAGAAAGGTTACATGGAATAGGAACAACCTTTATGCAGTCTCAAGCTAAGATTTCTCTTTTGAATATCTATGAAGAAGTCAGAAGAAGAGAGATAGAAGGGGAACTTAAAGACGTTCCGTTTAGAGAATTGCACAAAATGTTAATAGATACACAAAAAGAGTTACGACTTGATACTCCAGGAGCCTTTACTTCTAAGGTTGGAGTAGCTGATCTTACAAATTTACAAGATCGTTATAAGAAGTCTCTTTCTGGAAAAATTCAGCGTCATCGATCTAAAAAAGACAAGCTGAAAAATGTAACACCCAGAGAGAATCTTCTTGAGGAAGGGAGTAGTTTAAGTGAAGTCAGTAACGAAAATAACGCCAGGGGAGTTAGGTAAGGTCTTATCAGGAACAAAGAAGAAAGAAGCTAAAAAGAAAAAACCTTCTTCTTTAAAGTCTGTTAAGAAAATTAAGAAGAAAAGTAAGAAGGGAGATCTTACTGTTAAGGATCTTCTATCTTCTAAGAAAGCTCCTCTTGGAATAGCTAAGAAGACAGGCTCTGAAGCTAAAGACGAAATAGAGAAATGGTTATCTACAGAACCTGGGTTTTTAGAGGGTTTAACTTCAGATGTTCTTGGGATTCCTACTAAGCTTTACGGCTATCAAATAAAATATTTAAACGACCACTCTTATTTTATCCATATCGATAAGGCTCGACAAACAGGATTTTCTTATATCTACGCTGGAAGATCTGTAGCGAAATCTCATCTCCAATCTTACCATACCTCTATTTTTATCTCTATTAATCAAGAAGAAGCTAATGAGAAAATCGTATATGCTCGAGGATTATTTGAGTCTCTGCCGCTTTCTGTTCAGAAGAAAATTGTTGTAGATAATAAACAATCTTTAGAGTTTGAAGATAAATCAGGAAAATATTCTTCTAGAACAAGAATTATTTCTCATGCTCAAAGAGAACCTAGAGGCAAAGGTGGCAATGTTGATGTTTATTTAGATGAGGCCGCTCACTACACATGGGGGGATGCGATATATGTAGCTGCCGTTCCCATTATCACCAGAGGGTCAGGAACTCTTACTTTGGGAAGTTCTCCTTTAGGTAAAAAGGGTATTCATTATGACATTATAGCTAAAGATGCCTATCGGCGAATCTATAGTTATCATAAGATATACTGGTGGCATTGTGTTGATTTCGTTAAGAAAGGACTTTTTAAGCAGGCAAGAAAAGAAGCTTCTGCTTTATCTTCAGAAGAAAGAGTTGTAAAGTTTGGTTCTGAGAAGCTTATCGGAATCTTTATTTCTATGGACATAGAGCAGTTTCAACAAGAATATGAACTTCTCCATATTGATGAATCTGTTTCTTTTTTCCCGATTGACCTTATTAATAAATGCGTATACGAAATAGTTGTTGATGACATCTTTTTAGCTGATGATGAATATTCAGAAAAATTAACTTTCCCCATTGTAGAAAAATATCCTGATGTAGATTTTAAGCTCTATGAAGATCTTGATTCTTTAAGATCAGGCGTTAATTCTGGAAAAGTTTCTCCTGAAAATTTATATGCAGGCTATGATGTGGGTAGGAAACAGAATAATGGAGAATTTTCCATAATAGAAGAAGTTAAGACAGACCCCCCTTTGCAAATAGTTAGACATTTACAAACCTTTCGAAATAAGAAATTCAAATACCAAAAAGCCTATCTAAAAAAAGCTCTAGATATTTTCCCCAGACTTAAAATGAAAATAGATAGTGGAGGAATAGGGGAAGATATGGGAGAAGATTTATCTGATTATTCTTGGAGAGTTGATGCTATTCATTTTACTAACGAATGGAAAGAAGAGGTTTGTGCTGATTTTAGAATTAGATTAGAAGAGCAAATGATGGCTCTTCCTAACAAAAAAGACGTAAAGAATCAAATTCATTCTATTAAAAGGAAAGTTACAGAATCTGGAAGATTTATTTTTGATGCTGAGAAAAACAGGAATCATCATGGAGATATTTTTTGGTCTATAGCTATGGCCTCTTCTTATGGGGAAAGAGCTACTCGTAGAATGATAATGCTTCCTACAGAAAGTGGAAAAATAGAACTGTCTCCTCGGATTGTTCCGATTTCTACTGCAAGATCCTTTCAGAAAATTCCTAGACCTAAAATGAAGATGCCGATGGGGGTAGAGAACTTAAAGACCCCTGATAATATTAAGAATTTACATTTTAAAGAAATGGTAGGATAAGATTATGCCCGCAAAAGCTTTAAAGAGAAAGAAAACTAGAGTAGTTTCTTCTAAAGTTCCTAAATTTAAGAAAAGAGTTCCTAGCCTTGAAGATCCTATAGTTAAGGCGATTATGAATCATTTTGACGAAGGTTTAAGGCAGGAATTTGCTAGTTTTCTTCAAGAAAGAGCTAAAGTTGTTCCTATAAGTAAGAATAAGAAAGAAAGAGGGGGATATAATAAAGAAGGGAAAGAACCTATTTCTTTTAAGGAAGTGACTTCTTATAGGAACCCTTTATTTTCTTCTCCTGGTAAATATAATCCAGCAGAAGTTAATCCGGAAACTATAGATGTTGATACTTTCACTTTAATGAGAAGAAATTATCAATTAGCTATAGGCCTTTCTATAATCAAGATGCCAATTATATCTTTACCTTGGAGAATAGAATGTGATAATGAAGATATTCGAAAAACTGTAGAGTGGATGATAAAAAAGATTTGGAAGAAATTAGTCAAGACTTCCCTTATGGCTGTAGATTATGGATTCGCTAGTCATGAAAAGGTTTGGGAAAGAAATAATGTTAAAATTTCAGAGACAGATAAAGATGGGAAAGAAACTGTTTTCTACAAAGGGGATATTGTTTATTTTAAGAAAATTAAACCTCATCATCCTGAATCTATAAAGATGAAATTCGATGAACATCAAAACCTTATAGAAATTATACAAGAAGGGGGAATTTCTGCTGCTGATGAAATTTCTCTTCCGATTCGAAAATGTTTCTTATTTACTAACGATGAAGAATTCGGAAATCCTTTCGGAGTATCTCGTCTAAAGAATGCTTATCCTGTTTGGTATTATCAAAGTCTTCTTCTTCAATTTATGATGCAATATTTTGAAAGAAGAGGAACTCCCCCTACTGTAGCAACTGCTCCTCCCGGTAAGAGTCAAGATTCTGGAGGGGCAGAAATTGATAATTTAGAACTTGCCCTAAGAGTAGCAACTTCTTTAATTTCTAATAGTGTAGCTGTTCTTCCTTACTCGGCGAACAAAGAAGGAAGAGAAAACATGTGGAAGTTAGATACTTTCTCAGATGATGGACGTGCAATAATGTTTTCAGAAGCTCTCAACAATTTAGATGCAAAATGTCTGAGGGCTTTATTTATTTCTGAAGGGATTATTTCTTCTGACGAAAAAGGAGGTTCGGGCTCTAATTCTCTTTCGGCAGATATGTTTTTAATGACAGAGAAGGGCTTAATTGTAGATTTAGAAGATTCTGTAAATGGCCAGATTATTAAGCCTTTTGTAGAAGCGAATTTTCCTCCAGAAAAACAAAAAGAAGCACATATAAAATTAGACCCTCTTTCATTTGAAAGAAAAATCGCTGTTAAGGAAATTTTTGTAGAAATGCTTCGAAACATAGACACTTTTATCCAGATGGGAATAGCTCCTAATTTACTTCCTTCTCTTGAAAAGATGGCGGATATATTAGAAGTTCCTTTAGAAACTTTCAAAGATGCGACAGGAATGGAGCAAGAAGAGGTAAAAGAAATGATTATGCAAAGCAAACAAACCACAAACCCCCCCTCTGGGAGCTCTCAGGATGACCCCGAAGGCTCGCCTAACACAAAAGCTAAGGGTATTGCAGGACGAAAAAAAACGAGGAAAACAAGTGTTAATCAACAACAGAATCGCAGAAGAACAAATCCTACTTCCAAGAGGGCAGATCGAAAGAGAAATCCGGCCCATAATACTAAAGAAAATTAACAAGATGGGAAATAATAATTATTACTGGTAAATAAAAAGGGGGGTAAAAATGACAATTCGGATTTACGAGCGTACTGCAATACAAGAGTTTACATTTTCTTCTATCGCAGCGGATTCTACAGGAGGGGGAGCTCTTGATTTTGAATCTGGTTTAGGCCAGAAAGTTCTTAATGGTTTGATAAGAGGTGTAAGTGTTGCTTGTGATTCTACAGACTTTGATATTTCATTAAGGACGAAGTCTAACGGACAAGCTGATTCTGTAGATGAAATTTATCGCGTAACAGATATTAGCAAATACAGAAGTGATAACAATCTTCTGCAAGGATGGGTAAATAATGATTCTCCTGCAGAAAGTAAGCTATATGCGGTTATCACAAATAATGATCTCGTAAGGGCTACTGGAATTGTAACGGTAAAAATTGTTACAGATATTAATAAAAAATTCGCTAGATATACCGGATAAGGAGGGATAGAAAAATGGAGAAAGGAATAAGGCACATTCCTAGTCCTGGAGATAGTGTCCAGTATATATCAAAGACGGTATCTCCTATAGCTTCTGATTCTGCTTATCCAGTAGGAACAATTTGGATTAATACCTCCTCAGAAATTGCCTATATCCATATTGGATTAGGAACTTGGATAACTATAGGAGGGGGCAGTAGCAGTGGTGGAGGAGGGGAATGGGGAACTGCGGAATCTGTAACGATTTCTGGAGGAATTATTACTGTTCTTCCTGGTTGTTGGTATAAGATTGATACTGAAGGGGCGGCTGCCTCTGATGACTTAGATACAATAAATGGATTATCAGAAGGTGAACAAGTAATGCTATCAGCCGCTAATGCTACTCGAACTGTGGTCCTGAAAAATGGTACAGGGAATCTAAGTATTAGGGAAGATATATCTCTGGACGATACCGTAGACCGTGCCATTCTGATGCATGATGGCACTAATCTTGTAGAAGCGTCGAGTAGACCATAAGGAGGTAATTCAAAATGATAAAACGAATCATCTTTTCTGTATTTTTAATTTTATGCCTAATGACAAGTCCTGGGTTAGCTGCTGATGGGGACAGAGTGATAGAGGGGATTACAGCAGATATGATTTCTTCAGTAGGGTTGGATCTTACTGGAGTAACAGATGGTAACATTCCTTATATGCAAACCGCAGGTGCAGGGCTCGGGGATAGTCCATTGAGTACAGACGGAACCAGTGTGACTGTCAGTTTAGGTAGTGATGCGGGTGATGATTTCATAGTTGGTAATTTTTTAGTTGAGGGGGATACTGGCAACGTCGGCATCGGGACTATGAATCCACACAACGATAAATTGAAGGTTGTTTATGCCCCATCAGATGATTCAGGAGCATACGGAATATTTGTAGATTATGACCCTACTATAACAACATCAAACACGTCATATTATAAGGGAATAGATGTCACTGCAACCCATGAAGGTGTTTCAGGGCAAAAAAACTCGGGATATTTTAGGGGTTTAAGTACTACTATTTTCGGCGGGGTTGGTAATTTGAGTGATTTAGGAGGAATCAGTGTTTCATTCGGTCATAATACAGGAGATACAGGAACGACTGATGCAATATACGGAGTCAAATTTTTGCCCTACCATCGTGCTGGAACAATTACAAATAGTTACGGAGTCTATCTTGGCGCACCAGCTACGGGTGGTACAGTTACAAATGAATGGGCTTTTTATTCAGCAGATGACGCTGACAGTTATTTTGCTGGCAACGTCGGCATCGGAACGACGGCCCCCACAACTTCACTTGATGTAGTTGCTCCAGCAATATCAGGTCCAGAAACTATTGCGAAGTTTAGAGTGAGCGACGCTACGAATAGTTATGTATCATTCGGCAATATTTCTTCATTAGCGGGTGCTCTTATACCTCATCTTACAGGATATAATGGGGACGATTCTAGATATGCAATGAAATATTATGGAAAGGTAGCAGACGCAACGTATAATGGGGATTATTACCCAGCACTCCTCTTTGAGGGTGTCCAAAGAGACGGAACAACCCCATTAAGTACCGTCCCTATTGTTGCGTTTACCAGTGAACACGATGCTAAATTGACTACTTGGTATAACGGAATGACAAAAATTGGTGGTACTGATACGATAGACGCGGCAGGAGGCGGAAGTCATAAGCCTACTACAATGCTTGATGTTGTAGGTTCTGGCTCTGAAGATTTATTGAACTTAATAGACGGTAGCATTTCAAGAGTGTATGTGGAAGAAGGCGGTAACGTTGGCATCGGGACTACGAATCCAAGCGGCACGCTGACAGTCAGTGGAGCAGAAGGAGCCAGTGGATTAATTAATCTCTGGGCTGATGATGGGGATGACAATGCAGACAAGTGGGTGATGTATGTGTATTATGCTGATGGATCATTTAGCATAGCTGATTATGGTTCAGGTTCTGCGGTTGTAGATTTTAAAATAGAACAAGATGGTGGGATTTTTATGGCTAATCTTCTTCAGCAATCAGCGTCCGGTTTAGTTGTGGAATATAATACTTCTACCAAAGAGATCTATGCCGAGACGTCAACTATTAGGAATAAACATGATATAACGCCGTCGGGGATAGAAGCCGCTAAAATTCTTGATGTAATGCCAGTCCTTTACACTGATAACATAAGCGGCCAACGCCAATTCGGCATGATTGCAGAGTCATTAGATGAGGCTGGGTTGACTGATTTGGTCGTCTATATGGATGAAAAGCCCATAGGTGTAGATTACATGAAAATCTCATTGTATCTCATGGAGCTTTTACGTCAGTGGTATTATACATCTATCTTAACCCCTGCTGAAGCGGATGCACACTACAGAGCTTTGTGGAAACGAGTCTGGATTATGGACAACACTACAGAGCAAGAATGTACTAAAGAGCAAGCCTTTGAATCAGTTGATGTTCAGGTAGACCAAAAGGCCAAAGAAGTTACCAAAGAGCAGGCAACTGAAATCATCCAGGAACCCGTAACCGAAATACAAGAGGTCGAAATAGCGTTTAAAGATATCAATGAAACGATAGACAAAGAGGTGGAAGATAAAACCAATATCATCTCAGAAAAAACTGTTTATTCGGTTGATGACGAAGGTAATGTTACATCTACAACCGAACCTATATACGGAACTAAGATTATCCAAGTTACTCAACGTAAGCCAGGAGTATTTTTCAACAAAAACGATGGCAAGTGGTACCAAAAGAAAGAGGTCGAAACCACTAAACCTAAAACTCAGATTAAACAAGGGTATTATACTCAGGATGAGAAATACTACCAAGATTTAAAGACAGGTGTAACCAAAGAATATCAGATCAGGGATGGAGAAGTCGAATCCTTTGATAAGCCTGTCTATAACAAGATCACAGTTCAAAAACCCAGGCTAAAACACAATGCCAGGATGGACAGGACCACAGGCAAATTCTATCTTAAAACAGTGCCATCAGACGAACAGGCAGAAGCAGCGGCAGTCAAAGATTATGAAACTACTAAACCAGCTTGGTTGAAAGCACTGAGTAAATAATGGAGAAAATTATTATGACTTCAAGGATGGGAAGATCGGTATGAAAATCACAAGATTAGAGATTATTGGACAATTACAAACTAAATGGCCTGAGCTTGTTGATGGACTTCCTAATGCTACTAACTTAGCCATTCCTGATATAAATTATTGGATGCCTAAAAAATCTGATGTCGAATCATTAGTAATAAACACGTTTTTTGAAAATTATAAATATAAAGTACAAGTTTTTGATTGTGATGATTTTTCGCTTGTTGTTCATGCTTTTGTTGTTCAGGAAAGATATAGGCAGATTGAAAAGCGTGAAATCTCGAAAGAAGAATGGTTTCCTTGGTCGTTTGGTCAAGTATGGGGAACTAAGTTTCAAGGTAAAACGATGAAACATGCTATTAATATAATAATGACATCAGATAATGGCATTATGTTTCTTGAACCACAGTCTAGTGATAGGGGTGTTTTTGATGGTGTATCACTATGGAAAACAGATAGTCTTAAAGATAATATTTATTTTGTTCGTATGTAACATATTGTTCTTATTATCTGGATGTCCCAAAGGTTATTCTGATTGGCCTATAAAACCTGGACCACAGGGATGTTTACAGTTCTATTAAAGCTACATTTCGCAACTAGTTGTTAGAATCGTCTCGTACCTAGACAATCAGGGAGATCCTGAACAGAATATTCCACGGTGAGTGTACATCAGTAATTGACGATCAGGTTGTGTTTGAGAAGTTGGAGGAAGTTAGGAGAATGAGCAACAATCCAGATAATGCAATCCTAAAGACAATAGTAATGACGTGTGTAGGCGTTATAGTTGCGCCTTTTGTGTTTGTCATACTGAAGGTGGTTGAACTCGGGCAGTGGTTTGTTGGAAAGGTGATGGGGAAATGACCGATGACCCAAACGACAAAATGAAAAAGACAATCAAGAGCTTTAACCCTAATGGAACGCCCAGACCTCATTTTGGTGGGTTATTAACTGATCCAATACCGAGACGAGTTCGAGAGTTAGAAGAACGAGTAGAGAAACTGGAAGCTATAATTAAACAGATAGAGGCGCAAAATGGAGTGTGTTATGACAAGCCCATTTATACCGGAATTGCGGGAGTTGACAGATAAATTATCGTTTAGTTCCCAAAAAACATACTCACCAAATATCCGGCAAAATACAATGATACGTGGCACATCGCTGGCATTTGGCTTGCTAAATGAACCCGCCGTAAGTTGCGCAAAAGTATTTGCGTCATCCAAGTCTGTGTTTCCTGCGCACTCTCACAACGAAACAGAATTTTTTTTGGTCTACAACGGCACGATGGAAATGGCTGTTGAGGGGGAAACCCACGTTCTCAATGTTGGCGATTGCCTGAAAATTGATCCTAATGTTGAGCACTCGGGATCATTTCCAGACGGTGACTGTTGGTTTTTAGCGATAACAATCCCACAAGCTGAGGGCTGGCCGGACGCCCCGGAGGGGGTGCAATCATGACAGGCAATAATGATGATTGGGAAAGCTGGTCCAAGTATGTATTAAAAGAATTGGAAAGGCTGAACGACTGTTACGATGGACTAAGTAAAGAAATCGTTAAGATAGGTAAAGACATTGTGGGGCTGAAGGTGAAATCGGGCATGTGGGGTGTCATAGGCGGGATGATTCCTATTTGTGTGGCATTGCTGGTATGGCTCGCCAGGAGCGTAGAATAATGAAAACGGTAATGGTGGTTGAAGATCTTAAAGATCAACGAGATATCTATAAACAAATTCTTGAAAAAGCCGGGTACGAAGTTTTGTTAGCATCTTGTGATACAGAGACTTTTGACCTGTTTCACGAGTTTCGGCCAAAAGTTGTAATTATGGATCTGCATCTGGGGCCGAATAGCCTGCCAGGGAACAAGATTTGTAAACAACTCGTAGCCATTGAGCCTGCAACCAAGGTGGTTTGCATGAGCGGGAATTTTGAGATGTTTGAGCCGGACTATGGGTTTCAAAATGGATTTACAGCCTGCCTCGCAAAACCCGTGGATTCGGCTGATTTGTTGAGGGTGATAGGAGAAGCTTTTGCAGAAGGATAGGGCAGATCTTAAAGAGAGATTAAAAGATCACGAAGGTTTCCGGTCTGAAATTTATAAATGTCCTGCTGGTCATTATACAATTGGATTTGGCCACTTTGTGGGTTCTGGTGGTTGTCGGATTTCTCGGGAAGTAGCGGACCTCATTTTAGATGAAGATATCCACAAAGCAACTTTTGAATACTTGTCTTTAGGCTGGGATCATCTATCACAGGTTAGGCAAGATGTTTGCCGGGAGATGATCTTCTGGCTCGGGTTGAAAGGTTTTTTGAAGTTCAAAAAAATGATTACAGCGATTGAAAAGTCAGACTGGCAAAAAGCTGCTGATGAGATGTTAGACTCCCAAGCGGGGCGCAACTATCGCGCAAGGATGACCGAGTTAGCTATGTTAATGATTGAGGGGTGAAGCTTTTGGAATATCTACGACACAAACCATCTGAATATAACCTCAGTATCAACTTAGTCAAAATCTGGGACTGGATTAGAGGTAGGTCTCGCAGAAAACTCAGAGAATGGCTGGCAGATAACCGCAAGCGACGCAGG